CCGGTTGGCCCAGGTGCTGTACTGGCTGACCCTGTGTAACCTTGACTGCCTGTAAATCCCTTACTGCCGGCATAGCCCTGTGGCCCTTGTGGACCGACACTGCCAGTGTAACCCAAACTACCCGTATAACCTTGGCTACCTGTATAACCTTGTGGCCCTTGTGGTCCAGTACTTCCAGTATATCCCTGACTACCGGTATAGCCAAATGAACCAGTAAACCCAATTGGACCTTGCGGACCTTGTGGGCCAGCGGGACCTTGTGTTTGTAATAAGGAAACTACCTGTGGGGTAGTGAGTGTTTGTTCAACTGATTGATCTTCAACAAGGAACAGAGTAGTTGCTGTTGTTGGGTTGGTCAGTCTCGGTAAATTTGGAAGGTCTTGACGGCTCATTGTATGGGTTACCTAAGTATAATTGATATTTATACGATTTCCTATATTAGGTTTCCTCCCGTGGAAAACGTTGAATAAACTTTTCCAGCTCGTCTATTTTAGTTAATTGTGTACGTCCGTCAACAACATCTACCTTGAAGTAGTCACCGCGCTTCCAACCCAATCTTTCAAGATCCAGTTCTTCATCCAATATCACTTTGTCCGGAGTCATGTGCCAATCATAATCAATGTATTTCATGATTAGTCCTTGCGTTGATCAGCTTGCTCGGCTCTGGAAATACGATCATAATCTGGTGCCAACCCCAGGGCATGGCTGACCTTGACATCCAATCTAATCACTTGGTTGTTCATGGTGTCAACTCTAGCATCCAATCCTTTGATGATGCCACCCATACCGTTGACACTGGATGTTACCCCAGCAAGAATAAATTTTAGTGTAAGGAAAACAAAGTACCCTGCCGCAAATGCCGCCGCAATGGGGAAGCCTAATTCGGCTACTATTTTGAAGAAATCCATAGTGTTGCTCCTAGTGTTTGGGGGTAGTGTAGTATTATTTAATACATAGATAATTACCAAAATATACACACATAATTGACAAGCCCTTAAATATGTGCTACTATTACGCAACTATTCTAAGAAGGTGACCATGTCAAGAAAATTAACGATTGTAGCAAGAACCTGTGGACGGGTATTTGCCATCCACGGCAGTAGATATATACAAAAATCTAAACCAGAACTTATCAATATCTGTATCAGCAGTTTAGTGGAAAGTATTAATAATGTATATGAACATGATATTGAGCTTTATGTTTTAGATGATCACAGTGCGCCTGAGTGTGTTGAAGATATTAAGACAATTTTAAATAAATGTAAATTTCCTACATATTTTATACCTGTAGAAGATGGCACAGGTGCTAGCCACACCTGCTACAAGGTTTATGAATTGGTAGAGCAAAAGGCCACTGATCTTTGGTATCATGTGGAAGACGACTACCTACACTATCCCACTGCTATCAATGACATGATTGAAACTATTGATCAGTTTGAGGAAAACACAGGCAACATGATTGCCATTAACCCACATGATGATCCACATCGTTATATTCATCAAATCTATGACAGTATTATCTTATTTGGACCAAATAGACACTATCGTACAGTAAAACACAGTACATATACCTGTATGGCATCAAAGGCCATCTATGACACATATCGTGATTGGTTCCAAATGTCTGCTGAATGGATCCTAAGAAAAGGTGAGGACGAACATATCAACCAAGTATGGCATCAGCCCGATGTTATGATGTTTAGTCCTATCCCCAGCGTAGCTCTACACCTATCTGATGAATCTAGCAGAGACCCCTACATTGATATAGATCAACTGATAGAAAACACCCCCCAACTTTGGAAAACAAACGATGAATAATTATCTACACTCAGGTAGTTTTGGCGATACCATCTATGCGCTAAATGTTATCAAACTGTTGGGCGGCAACTTGTTTGTACAGCTGAACGGCATGGATGAAATCAGCCGTGAAGTTTGGGGCAGTCCAGACAGCGGTGATCATAAGGGACGTTACACACAACAGGATTTAGACTTCCTATTTCCCTTGTTAGAAAAACAAGACTATATTAATAAAGTGGCTGTATGGACCGATGAAGCCATTGATCATGACCTACGTTATCATTACAATTTCTGGGCAGACAAGTATGCCCGCAACGGCCGTGTGGAAAACTGGCAGGGCAATAACACTGAAGTTTACGGACTGGTCTGCGGTGTAGACATTGCGGAACATCGTAAACACTTTTTGGTTGATCCTTGGTTGGTCAATGTTGAGCCAGTGCGTATTCCAGGCAAGCCCATTATTATTAACCGCACCCCACGTCACACACGCAGAGAAGCGTTTGGGCTGAGTCCATTCCATGAACAGTGGGACTACTGGATCAAAAACGAATATTTGGAAGACATGGCAGTATTTGTCGGCACACAAAAAGAGCATGACACATTCTGTGAATTGTACAAGTGTAACGTGGGCTACAGACCTGTAACCGACATGCTGGAAATGGCACAGTTAATCCAAGGCTGTGAGCAATTTATTGGTAATCAAAGTATGCCATTGAGTTTGGCCATTGGATTGGGCAAAACTTTTTGGTGCGAAGTTCGTGTGGACTATGATCAAGCAACCAAAACACCACACGGATATGGTGATGTTTGGTTCCCAAGAGCCAATGGCAATTATTTTTAATTAGACTTTATACAGTCTACCGTTGTGTGCCCAAGGCACAGCATCAATACCCAAATGATCAACATAGCAGGTATTGATGCTTTTTACATATAGAGCCACCTGTGCTTCCACAGGATGATCTTGATGGGTGTTTACGGTAAAATGATTGGCCAAGAAATCTTTCCAGCAACGATATTTCATGGCAATGAGGAATGTATGTATGCCTGTGTCCTGCGGCCCATAGATATCTTTTCCTGATTTACAATAGGCATCGTAGCCCGGGTTGGCGTTGATATAGTCCAAAAAGTATGAACTATTGAGTTCATATCTCAGTGTGGATTTGATGACAACATCGTCATCCCCAAATCTAGTGGGATCAGATTTAAAAAAGTTATCTATAGTTGTGAATTCGTTGTTGCCTTTGTTGATAGAGTAATCGTTTCTATCAACAAAGTGTTCAGGAAAATAGTCAACTTCTTTTACTGCTTCTATGATGTAGGGAGTAAGGTTGTAAAATTTTGTTATAGAATTCAACCCCCGGATATATTGTTGTTTTCTTTCTTCGTAACGATCCGCAAAATTAGCAGATGTGGCAATCATGTGTATCATATTACATTAACCTTTCAGACCAAGTTTTTGGAGTATATTGATTGACTATCTCTAAAGGATAGTTGCTGTAGTCAAAAGGTTTGACGCCCCGCTCTTTTATATAAGCAATGGTGCTACGTAAGCCGTCAATGAAACTGGTGCCTGTTTGATAGCCTAAAATAGTACGAGCTTTGGTGCTATCACAGGTGGCATACTTGATTTCTTTTGGACGTTCTGGGAAATAAACTATTTCACCTGTGTAGTCTAGCTCTTGGCAAATTGTTTCTGCCAATCTTCGTATGGTAATGAATTCTTCATCAGGACCAATGTTGAATGTGTCATTTTTAATAGTGGGATCTAAGGCCAATTTTTCTAAACAGTAGACACAGTCATCAATAAAGCTGAAGCAACGCATTTGACCACCATCTCCATAGACAATTGGTGGTTTTCCCTGTAGCACACGATTGATCATGATGCTCATGACATTACGATATGGATCGTCATAGCACTGACGTGGACCAACAATATTATGCGGAATAGCCACAATCCATTCCATACCGTTCATAGGAGCAATGGACTTTAATACCTCTTCTCCAGCTACTTTGGCAATACCATAGGGATCTACTGGTTGTGGATTTTGTGATTCCTTGTAGGGGTATTCTTGATTGCCGTACCGTGCCATGCTGGAGCAATAGACAAATCTTTTTACCTTGTTTTGTATGGCAGCACTGATTGTACTTACACTGGCTTGGAATATGTTCTTGGTGATAAAATTTGGGCTGAATACACTTAGCCCTTCATGTGCCGTGGCCGCTGTATGGTAAACAACATCGCTGCCTGCTATTGCCTCAGTCATTGCGTCTATGTCACAACAATCAATTTGATAAAATTTAGCGCCTTTGGGAACGTTATCTTCATATCCACCAATCAATGTGTCGTTACCTGCTACTTCATGACCTAGTTTGATCATCCTATCCGCTAAGTGGCTTCCTAAAAAACCTGCTATACCTGTAATAAAAATTTTCATGTGTTCTCCGATGAAATATTTATAGTGGTCATCTGATGGTAAAAATATTTTTGTCTTTTTACATAAAATGACAACTATAGGTTGACAGCCGACATAAATAAACTTACAATAGAAACAAGTTAGCAAACAATGTAAACCAAAGGTGTTGTAAAAATACAACAAAATAAATTTACAAAAGGTGTTGACAAGGATGCTGAAAGGCATTACAATAGAAGCATACGTTGTAAAAAGCGTATAAATTTTTAAAAGAGAAAACTGAGAACAGAAATGAAAAGCGTAACGAATTTTAGACAACATTATTCCATAGCCAAACAGGCCGGCTTTATGCCTACCTATTGGTTAGCGATTAATAGTCTAAACTCAGATCGCACACCAGAGATTACAAGGGTCCGGGAGGACATGATGTAAACGCAAGTTTACCCAAACTCCAAGGACCCTAGTTAGAAATAACTGGGGTTTTTTGTTTTTAGCGTAGTAAAAGTGTGTATAGGGAACGCGACCCTGCTGGCACTATAAACATCGGCTTAATGTGGGCGGCCTACCGGATGGTAAGTCTAGGGCGATAACCTAGATGCGTAAAATGGTAGCGTATTAAAGCATTCTCGGGCCGCGAGGCAAGTGGGTTCATCCATGAAGAGTGCTTTAATACACACATTCTATTTCACCTTCCGACGGTGTCAAAACGCATAGCGGAGAGTGTGTTAAATTTTATCAAGGCAATCACTGTGCCATAAATATTTGTCGCGGTGATTAGCTCAACGTTAGAGCGCTGTTGTTACTTGACAGAGGTTGCGGGTTAAACTCCCGCATCACCCACCACTTGGTCATTTTATGAAAATTGGATTTTATGGGTCTAGCTTTTGCCATGTTGTATCAAACAAACACAGCGAACGCTACTATTATCTTAGCTACATTGAAAAACTTCGCAATCACTATAATGCTGAGATTTGCCATTTAGGTGTGAGCGGGTGCGGTGTATGGGACATCATGATTCATCAGTTTCAAGAGCTGTTGGAAGATATGCCAGATGTGGCTGTGTTTACTTGGCCCAGTAATGGCACAGTATTTCATAGAACACATAGATATATCCATCGCGGGGCCACTGTTCCAGGATCTAGGATACACAAAGAAGATCCTGTTATATGGCAAGCTGTGTGCGGGTATTTTGATAGTTTGTTTGATTATGACAAAGATGTTTTAGAATTGAAGTCAGCACTACTGTACTTTGACACTGTGTTGCTACCACAAATTCGAGATCGTGTAAAAATCATACATTTATGGGAATATGGTATCGCGGTCAATGTAGAGAAAACTCTTGCGTTAGATTTAAGCAATAGCAATTTTATTCGAGATATCAAATATCCCATAAAGTGGACCAACGGTGTAGAAATTGTTAGTCCACTAATGGCCGTTAGTGTAGCCGGGCAATGGCCCAGACGTGCCAATATGTTTAAGATACTAAGCAATGACCCAAGATGTAACCATTTAGATGGTGACATTAAAAATGATTTATTGTATTGTTGGATTTCAAATGCTATTGACAACTACACGAATGATGTTATAATAGATAAAGTTGAAGAAACTGTTGTGTTTTACGACAGTTTCAAAGGTTAATGGAGATGTAGGAAAATTGGTAACCCCAGTGGACTGTAAATCCGCCGCCCGAAAGGCACTACTGGTTCGACTCCAGTCGTCTCCACCATAATTTGTCTCGTTCGTCTATCGGTTTAGGACACCAGCCTTTCACGTTGGTAAGATGGGTTCGATTCCCATACGGGACGCCAGTTTTGCGGTATTAGCTCAATCGGGAGAGCACGGCACTGTCACTGCCGAGGTAGGGGGATCGAAACCCCCATATCGCGCCAATTTATCGCGGGGAGGGTCCGGTCACCAGCGAGGTCTCATAAGCCTTTGCCATCCTTGGTTCAAATCCAAGTCCCGCAACCAGTTTTAGGATGCGTTCAGCAAATTTTATACATTTGACTTTTAATCAAAACCGTAAAAAAGCATCCTGTTTTATTATATAGCGTTAGACTTCTGGGCTAGGTCATCACCCTTTCAAGGTGACTAGGCGGGTTCGATTCCCGTACGCTATACCAAGTTAGTTTGCCTCTGTCGTTCAATGGACAGGATACCGTGCTACGAACGCGGGGATGGTGGTTCGATTCCATCCGGAGGCACCAAAAGTTTATTCCCTAGTAGCACAGCGGTAGTTGCACTTGACTGTTAATCAAGGTGTCGGTGGTTCGATCCCACCCTGGGGAGCCAATACAATTTGGGGGCAGTAGTGGGCTACGGGTATCCCTTGCAAGGATGCTGTCTAGAAGGATTCGATTTCCTCGGCCTCCACCAAATTTAGCCGCGTAACTCAGAGGCAGAGTAATCGCTTGATAAGCGATAAGTCGACATTTCGAAATTGTCCGTGGCTACCAAGTTTTAGGATACTAACAGCAAATTTTATATAACTTTTTTTGGTATAAAAGAAAATGTATCCTGTTTTATTGTTGGCGCATTGTGTAATGGTAGCACAACAGACTTTGACTCTGTTAGTTTAGGTTCGATCCCTAATGCGCCTGCCAGTTTTTGCCGTAGTAGTTCTCTGGGAGAGCACTGGATTGTCTATCCAACTTAGGCGGGTTCGATTCCCGTCTGCGGCGCCAAGTTTTATCTCCCTGATGTAATGGCAGCATAGCGGTCTCCAAAACCGTTCGTCGGAGTTCGAGTCTCTGGGGGGATGCCAATAGTTTATTCGGAGTATAGCGCAGCCTGGCTAGCGCATCTGCTTTGGGAGCAGAGGGTCGTAGGTTCGAATCCTACTACTCCGACCAGTTTTAGGATAGTAACAGCAAATTAAAAAATCTTTTCTTGAAAAAAAGCCAAAAAATGCTATCCTGTTTTATTTGCTCTATTAGTATAATGGAAATACTCCGGTTTTGTAGTCCGGCAATCGTGGTTCGATTCCTCGATGGAGCACCAAGTTTTGTAAGTGTCAGCAAGTGAAGTCACGCTTGTAAGTATTCTTCGAAGGTACTGTCAAGTAGAAGGTTTTGGGTTCAACTCCCGCACGGTGAGCTAATTGCTGTGGTCTGCAACGGAGACAAACTGGATGAATCCCAAGTGACGTACCGAGTCCCGCTCGAGTTTATTACACGGGTGAATGGTTGCTATAACGATGGGGCAACTACTTACAAATTCAATTTTTTAAATGGAGAATGATATGAAACGTTCAGCGAAACGATAGTGTCATCCTAGACCCCCGTATGGTCCTGGATGGCACGTAAAAGAAAATCAATTACGAATCCATCCCTAGCTGGCGTTAATGGTAGCGTACTCGGCTCTTAACCGATGAGGTGTCAGTTCAAATCTGACGCTAGGGACCATATGGGGGTATAATTCAAAGGCTAGAATAGTCGGCTTTTAACCGATCTATCCGGGTTCGAGTCCCGGTGCCCCTACCATATAAAAACACATTATTCGCAGGAGGACAATGCCTCTGTAGCTACTGGGAACTCAGCGTGAAACTGGGGTGGTGCGATTTCACTAGTGTGTTTCTATATGGTATTAAATACAATATGATCATACAGAGCGTACTTAATGTTTGGGATAGAGTTTACAACAGTAATCGAAAAACTGTTTACACAACTTTGGAAGATCCTGTTACTCATAAAAAAGTCATAGAAGTAGAACAATACCTGTATGATGATACAGCCAAAGTTCGTCCTGCCAATATCAAAGGTGCGAACGTTGATATCCAAGTATAATGGTGATGTAGCATAGCGGCCAATGTACCTCCTTCATACGGAGATTATCGTGAGTTCGAGTCTCACCATCACCACCAATAATTAACAGAATTATAATATATTAAGATAATTAAGTGTATACCACCAAACAATCGGACCGCCATGTTATACGCAATAAAATCAGAAACAGATCAATATATAAACTTTTTGAACGAGGATCCTGTTCGACCAACTATTCCTATTTTAAATAGGATCGGTGACAACAAAGACATCTTTGTTTATAAAGATGAAGAAGGAAAAGTCAAAGCAATCACATGTATAAGCTATCAAGATTTTGTTCCTAAATCAGAGAACGAACTTTTTACTTTACACAACGATCCAGATACTGCTGTATTTTACACAATCTGGAGTTATGCTACAGGAGCAGGTAGGACATTAATTTTTAATGCGCTATCGCACATAAAAGAGCATAAGCCAAACATTAAAAGGTTTGTTACATTAAGCCCACCAACACAGTTAGCACGTAGATTTCATCTACTAAATGGTGCTGTAGTTTTTAGGGATAACGTAGAAACTATTAATTACGAATATCCACATTTCAACTCTTCGGGTCCTTAGCTCAGTTGGATAGAGTCCCAGTCTTCGAAACTGGTTGTCGGCGGTTCGAATCCGTCAGGACTCACCAAATTAAATTATGGTGTCTTTAGTGTAGTGGCCTGCATACTAGTCTGTGAAACTGGTGGTACCGGATCGATACCGGTAAGACACCCCAATTTTTAATGCCAGCGAGACTTGGAAGTCAGAGAGGTCTTATAAGCCTTTTAGCGCCAGATTAGCGTTCTTGAGAGGGTTCGATCCCCTCCGCTGGTACCAGTATATAGTTCCTTAGTTTAATGGCAGAACAATGCCGTGACATGGCGTAAATGAAAGTTCGATTCTTTCAGGAACTACCAAATTTTTTAATGCCCTAGTAGCCCAATTGGTATGAGGCGTCTCTCTCAAAAGGAGAATCGTGTCAGTTCGAATCTGACCTAGGGTACCATATTTGACTTACACTGAAAACCAGTGTATAATAAGGTTAACTGGCGTTCGTTCAATGGATAGGACAAGATTCTTCTAAAGTCTTTATAGAGGTTCGATTCCTCTACGCCGGGCCAAATAATTTGCCGCTTTAGCTGATGTGGTCATAGCACCGGTTTGAAGCACCGAGGAACCAGGTTCGATCCCTGGGGGCGGCACCAAGTTTGAGGATACGCACAGCAAAGTCATTTATGACACGTTGGTTCGATTCCAACATTTGGCTTCATGCCAGATTCGCTCAGCGGTTGAGCAAAGGCCTCAAAAGCCTTCGTAAAAAACGTATCCTGTTTTTCCAAATTGTATTGACACAAGTCCGTGTTTCACATACAATATACACATAGCAAGGAAACTTGTTAGACAGTTTTAGGATCGGTTCAGCAATCTTAATCTACTTAAGAACTGTTAGACACTGTGGTAGTCTGTTGGAGCAAAGCACGTAAAACTGCCTAGCGTTGAAGGCGGCTATTGAAGCAAGACTAACAAGCTCAGAGTGATGGCCTGAGTAAAATAAAAGCAGTCGACAACGATCCTGTTTGAATTTATATAGGTTAAGTTCAGCAATCAATTTTCAAGCATAATGAAACCCGCCGCAAGGCATTAACCTGAAAGGAGCCAATCATGGCAACATTTGTAGAAGCAGTAGCAAATCAAGAAGCCCGTACCGCTAATGGTATGAAGGCTCGCAAGTCAACTTCCAATAAGGTGGTTGATCTATTTTATAACATTGGTGCTAGCCGTGGCAAGGACATTGTTCCTGCCTTTACAGCCGCTTTGGTGGCTGATCGCGAACTAGCACTGCGTATCGCACTATGGGCACGTGATGCTCGTGGTGGAGCAGGTGAACGTGAATTGTTCCGTTCAATCCTGAAGTACCTGGAAAAGACTGACAAGTTGGCCGCCATGGCTCTCTTGAAGAAGATTCCAGAATTGGGTCGTTGGGACGACATCTTTGTCTTTACTGACAAGGAATTGAAGTCAGCCGCTTACACAATGCTGGGCGACGCTCTTCGTGAGAAGAATGGCTTGGCTGCTAAGTGGACTCCACGTAAGGGTGAAGTAGCACGTGAAATCCGTGAATTCTTTGGTATGAGCCCAAAGTTCTACCGTAAGAGTCTAGTAGCACTTACCAAGGTCGTTGAAACACAAATGTGTGCCAAGGACTGGGATAACATCAACTTTAGCCATGTGCCAAGTGTAGCGGCCAGCCGTTACAAGAAGGCATTTAACCGTAACACTACAAAGTTCGCTGAGTATGTTGCGAGTTTGGTTAAGGGCGACCCAACCGTAAAGGTAAATGCTTCGGCAATTTTCCCTTACGATGTCTTGAAGGGTGTTGGTAACTACCGCACTTTTGACAAGACAGAAACTGATTTGATCGTTGCTCAATGGGAGGCTTTGCCTAACTATGTTGGCGACGCAAACATCCTACCACTAGTTGACGTTAGCGGTTCTATGTCATGCCCAGCAGGCAAGAACTCTAAGGTCACTTGTATGGATGTGGCAGTTTCACTAGGTTTGTATTTGGCTGAAAAGAACACCGGCAAGTTCAAGGACACGTTCCTAACTTTCAGTGACCGGCCAGAACTAATGACCCTAAAGGGTGATGTGGTTCAAAAGATGGCCCAAATGGTTAAGTCCGATTGGGGCATGAGTACTAACCTACATGCGGCTTTCAGCAAGATCCTTGATGTTGCTGTAAAGGGTAATGTTCCTCAAGAAGAAATGCCAGAAATGGTATTGATCTTGAGTGACATGCAGTTCAACCAATGTGTAAAGCATGACTCTTCAGCAATGGAGATGATTGAACGCAAGTACGAAGCCGCAGGCTATGCTGTACCACAAGTTGTTTTCTGGAACCTAAACAGTTCAGATAACGTGCCTGTTAAGTCAGACAAGAGTGGTTCCGCACTAGTGTCAGGTTTTAGCCCAGCTATTGCCAAGGCACTATTGGCCGCAGACATGAGTGAATTCACACCAGAAGGCATCATGTTGAAGACTGTGATGAGCGATCGTTACAGCTTCTAAAAGTTTCGTGGGTGTACTTCAAAACACCCACACCTAATTTCAAACCCTGACTTTGAGCAGGGTTTCTCCTTTATATGGAGGGTTATCTGGGCTGGGCCCAGCACTGTCTTGAAAACAGATGGACTGCGAAAGCGGTTGGAGTTCGATTCTACCATCCCTCCTCCAAATATTAAATTAAGTCTTTGAAAATATCCAAGGCTTGATTCATAGTGATTCGACTGCCAGTGTCTTTATGAATGATATCGGCACAAACACTATAACGTCGTTGACTGTAATTTTGTACAGTATGTGGGATACCAACCTGTACTAGATGTGGACCTGAGATTGCCTGTGAGTGGATACACTCCACATCATCTGGACCATAGACGATGTGTTTAACTTGGTCCTTGTTCAATTTGTTGACATTATCTTTGAACCTGTACCATTTCATTTCACTGTCTAGTCCACCGTAGATCCAATTGATACGCACATAGTCATTTTCAATGAATTTGTCCACATGTGGTTGATCAACATGAATTGGATGTACATCATATGGATTACAGTAAAATATATCAATAAGACTTATGACCATGGACTTTTGATCCATAAATTTTTTTAATTCAGGATTCAAACATATCAAAGGTACATATTCCAAATTTGCGTATTGTTTGTTTAAATTTCTGGGTCTTTTTGGATCGTATACATCAAACCCACTGAACAATGGTTCAATGGGTATATTGATTTTTTGACAGAAAGTATTCATGCCAATATTTATTGACCCCATTGACAGCCCGACGTGGTAAGTATATAATAACTTACGCGGCTGTGAGTGGAATATAGCAGACCTCCCACCTAACCCATAGTTAGGACAGGGGACGGAGCAAAGACATAGTCATTTGCTTTTGTAGGGGCAGGACCTACCAGCCGTACCAATTTTAAATGTAGTCCTGAAATATATCCCTCGCTTCACACATTGTGATTCTGCTGTTGTCTTTTTTCTTTGTGGGCACAATGCCAAGGCAATACCGAGATTCAGGACCAGTGGTAACATTGTGTGGTATACCCACTTGTACTATGTGAGTGCTAGCAAGGTGCTCACTGTGCGCTAGATCAACTTGATCAGGTCTATATATACAGGCCAAAGAAACATCAATCCAACTGGTAGTGGGTTTTAGACCATACCAATTCATGGTACTGCCCAAACCGCCATAGATCCAATTTATACGCACATAGTCCTTATCTTGATAAATGGGGCTTTGTGGTCTATCAACATGTATATAACTGTTGTGATTTTTATTGTTAAAAAATAGATCTGGTCGTGGCAAAATGTCCATGTTGTCAAAAAATTCAATCAGTGATGGATTTAAAAATTTTGTATCAATTGCTGTAACACCTGTTACATTTGATATGGTGAAATCAGTTAACCGTACACCGTTGGCCAAAGGCACGATGGGAATGTTGATCGGCAAAGTATACATGCTCGTATTTATGAATAGCAGTTGACACAAAGCAATAAGTAATGTTATAATAGAATTAGAAGGAATGGTCCCATAATGGTATTGGAGCGGATTGCTAATCCGTCGATCGGTGAAAGCCGGTTTCTGAGTTCGAGTCTCAGTCATTCCGCCACATAAATCAAAGGTAACCAATGTTAAGACCCAATAGCACTTTCAAACTGAGTAAATCTACCAAACGTATGCTGTGTACTATCGCAGACAAAGACAAACGTGACAGTTGGCGACACGCCATGATCCAAGCAGAATTGGCTGCAGCCATTGTGCCCAAGAGTACAAAGCAAGACCGTAGACCACAATTACTCACAGGCTACGTGGCTGTTGATGGAAGTACAACCTCTGCCTTACAAGAGTAAACCGCTCCTATAGTTAAATGGCAGAACACATCCTTGGTAAGGATGCGATACAAGTTCGATTCTTGTTAGGAGCACCAGTTGACAAGGCCATTTAACTGTTGTATAATTAACGCACTAAGCAATTAGTAAAAACGTTCTTTAAAAAGTAAGGTTAGTATTTGCGAGTGTGGCGTAATTGGTAGCCGCATCAGACTTAAAATCTGAAGTCCATTGGGCGTGCCGGTTCGAGTCCGGCCACTCGCACCATTAGTTGATAGTATTTGACGGGTACCGTGTGAGGACGCTTACACTAGGCGGGCTGGTAGGGCCATCTTCCAGTCCTGAGATAACCGTGGCAATGGCTTAGGAGGGCTGCAACCCACTCCAAAATTTGCTTAGTCTATAAGACTTGAATATTATCAACCAATGGTGAGTTTATGATAGATAAAAATGAAATTATAATTTTAGACAATGTTATACCAAAAGTAACACAGGATAAAATCGAGTCTTTGTTGCTTGGGCATAGAACATCCTGGGTCTATATGCATGACATCGCCCTATCTAAAGAAGATATGGCAAGAGCTGGAATAACACAGCGCACTCCAGGTATGGCCAGTTATTTCAATGACGAGTTGATCAAGTATCATAACAAGTTTATGTTTGACGAAATGAAAGTAATTGCTCATGCCGCGGCAAAAAAAATCAATTTTCCATTGAAGAAAATATTGGCCAGTAGGAGTTTTTTACATTTTCCCATGAGAGAAGAACTACATAAAAAATACGACAATGTACATGTGGATCATACATTTGATCATTTGGTATGCTTGTACTATGTAAATGATACAGACGGGGATACAGTGTTGTTTAAACCGTTTTATGGTGACACAGTGAGCCTTGGTAGTATAGAAGAACATCAAAGAGTCAGTCCTAAAAAAGGCAGATGTATACTGTTCAATGGCACACGTTTTCATTCCAGTACACCACCAACCAAAGACATACGCTGTATCGCTAACTATACGCTACTATGATAGGTAATAATGTAATAATTGCAGATGATGTGGTTTCAGTACAGCAACAAGATGACATCAAAAATTCCTTGTTGTTGAAAAATACTTCTGGTTGGCATTTCTTTTTAGACAAGGGTAATTTTATCACCCCAGGATTGGTCACCAGTGTATTTGAGGCACTGACTTCCTTTAAAGATGAAAAATATTTTGATCAGTTCAATGATGTACTAGTCAATGCTTGTGAGCAGGCCAAACTGGAAATTGATCAGCTGATACAGATTAGACCGTTTATACAGTTGCCCGTAGTTGAAAAATTTAAAACAGAGCACAACAACATACATAGGGATCAAAATTTCCCACATGTGGTATGTGTTTACTACGTTGATGATTCAGACGGTGACACATTGATATTTGATGATACCAAATCTGTTGTGATACAGCGCATACAACCAAAAAAAGGTCGTGCGGTATTCTTTGATGGATTGAGATATCATGCTAGTAGTTGTCCTCAAGAAAATTTAAGGATGATTATAAATTATAATTTCACAATTTAATTGTTGACATGTTGTAAATAATGTGTTACAATTAATTTTTAAACAATGCGGACGTGGCGTAATTGGTAGCCGCGCTGGTCTTAGAAGCCAGTCTTTCGGGGTGTGAGTTCGAGTCTCACCGTCCGCACCATATAACAATTAGGATCTTATGAATTTTCCATTTGCGATTGAAAAGAAGACTTTGACCAACTCGCTTAATAACGATGTTTGTGTTGAAAAGATTGGTAATAGATTTAATCTAGTATTAGTCGCTAGTATACGTGCCCGTGAACTTGCTCATGGCAGTAGAAAGCTAGTAAATACTCCGAATGGAAATATTGTCAGCGCACTACAAGAAATTGAAGCTGGACATGTGGGCGTTGAATATTTAGAAAAATTTAGAAAGGTACGACATGCAGATTAGAGTAAAAGAAGATCCAAAAGAGTTTGGTACATGCGGCTGTGGCCGCAGTCCAATTGGTCACTGTATTGGTTGGCATAATTTGACAGAAGATGAGTTCCGTCAACGTTTGGCCGAGTGGGACGCTAAAATGATGGATCCAAAGCAAAATACAGTTGAGTAATCATGGATCGTCATATCATCATTGATGGTGTCATGACGGTAGATGATCAAAAAAAACTTATAAGTGTTACTCGATATTTAAAATGGTTTTATGATACAAATACTGTCATAGGTAGCAATGGTGACCCACCTACAGACACTGATGAGATTTATGATGTTGGTCAACTAGTGAGTCCAATTTTTGGAGAAACCATCAAGGAACAATCGGTATGTCCAGTTCGTGCTGTGTATCCCATATTGAAGGCAATAGACTATCATTTAAAACCTGATGAAAAATTCAAGAATCTCTTGATTAACAGAGTTAAATTTAATTTGCTTTGGAGAGTAAAGGAAGCGGCAGGTAGGTGGAATACCCCACATGTAGATGTGGATAATCCTGTTGATTTTATCTCAGCAATTTACTATGTTAAAGATGCGGATGGCGATACTTGTTTATTTTATCCTGACGAAACAGCTAGGGTAACGCCCAAACAAGGTAGGGTTTTGGTATTTCCATCGCACATAAAACATGCATCCAGTAACCCTGTTGAGAGCAATGATAGGATCGTAATTAACATGGTGTTGAAATTTAATAGATAATTAAGTTATATTGCCCTTTTAGCTCATTTGGTAGAGCAACGCACTTGTAATGCGTAGGTGGTCAGTTCGAATCCGACAAAGGGCACCAGTAACCCGGTTTACTCTTTTACGTTATAATAAGAGCGTCCCTTGAACGATAGACTAGGGGGTACATTAGGACTTGACCTTACGGTCCCGCTATATGGGATACCGAAAACTGCCTAAGGTGAGGAACGTTAACCTTTACCAGAAGAAGAAATACGTGGACAGAGTAACTGCTCAGTCTAGGGCCTATGTGGTGTAGGTAGCTAGACACTTTAATTAAACGTACTTGATCTAAACGTAGTTTAGGTATTTAGGCAAGAACACCGCCGTTGTGAAACGTTCCAAGTGTGTTTAATTAAAGTATGCGGGGTTCGTATAGTGGTAATACCTTAGCCTTCCAAGCTAAAGCGAGGAGTTCGATTCTCCTACCCCGCTCCATAGGATAATATGTATAGTTTTGAAATATCTAAATTCACAGTGTTTCCAGCGTTCAGTTCACCAGTGTCCACTACATTTTTGACCGCTGACCTAACTGCTGTTAAAACACAGATTAAAAATAGTGAATTTTATATTAATCAAGCATCTGGAACAAATTTTAATGGAACGATTCCTGCTTATTCAACAACAGATAGAAAAATCTTGAAGCAGTTTCCCGATTTAGAAAATTCAATATTAGATAATTTTGACGACTATATTCAAAATGTGTTGCGAATTTCCAATAAGAAATTTATAATAACCACATCATGGGGCACTAAGGTAAAGCGTGGCGGGGAATCACAATTTCATTCCCACAAGAATAGTTTTTACAGTGGCGTTCTTTATTTTGATGAAATTATAGATGGTGGTATATTAGAATTTGGAAATCATAATCTAAGTTTATCCAATTTTTTATTAGGCGGAATAGAAGAATATAATTTATTGAATACTGAAGGATTTACAATATCGCCAAGGAAAAACATGCTGGTATTTTTTCCTAGTTATTTGTTTCATAGAATTACTCGTCATAATTCAAATTTGACTAGGTATTCTTTAGCATTTAATCTTCACCCGATAGGTGAGTATGGTCTTGGAGATTCTTTCATCAATAATAATGCAGGTTAAATAATGTTTAAGAGCCTCGTTAACTCAGTGGTAGAGTAGCGCCTTTACACGGCGAATGTCGGCAGTTCGACCCTGTCACGAGGTACCAATTTAATAAGGAAAAACCAATGAGAGCCAGTCACATTTTAGTGGACACATTAGAAGAAGCACAATTGATTAGGAAAAAAATCAATCAAGGTATTGATATATCGATGTTGGCCTTTACACATAGTACATGCCCAGATAGCAAAAATAATCTGGCAGATTTAGGAGAAATAGCTCCAGGTCAAATGGATCCTGCTTTTGAGGCGGCTTTAAACAGTATTGGTATTGGCTCACATACTGGTCCAATCAAGACCCCAGCTGGGTATCACATAATCAAACGCACAGGCTAATAAGGAAAATAAATGAGAGCAAGTCATATTTTAGTAGATAATTTAGAATTGGCCAAGGAACTTAGGCAACTAATCAATCTTAACAGTAGCAATTTTGAAGAAATGGCCAAAAAATTCAGCAAGTGTCCTAGCAGTAACAACGGTGGCGACTTGGGTGAATTTGGCCCAGGACAAATGGTTAAACCATTTGAAGATGCTGTTGCCAGTATTAATGTTGGTTCACACACTGGCCCAGTTCAAACACAGTTTGGCTATCACATTATCAAAAGAACTGGTTGAGATTTTATGTACGGGTGGCAGAGAGGCCCAATGCAACGGTCTGCAAAATCGTAAAACCGTCGGTTCAAATCCGACCCCGTACTCCATATTAAATAGCTAGATGAAAAAGTTAACAATTATTGGCCGAGGCACGGCAGGATGTTATGCTATTGCGTATTTTTTAAAAAACACCAATTGGGATATTGATTGGTATTTTGATCCCAATGTGTCTCCCCAAAGTGTTGGCGAAGGTTCCACTGTGGAATTTCCAGTCAACCTGGATCAATACTTGGGATTCAAATTGCCACAGCTAGACAGCGTAGACGGTACATTTAAAGCAGGCATCAAAAAACAAGGATGGGGATCTGGTGAAGAATATTATCATTTGTTCCCATCTGGTACTGTGGCCTATCATTTCAATGCTGTCAAACTTCAAGAGTGGATCATAAATTATGCGGGCACTCAGAGCCGAGTAAAAATCCTTAACGGTAATATAAAAAGTTACAGTGACATTGATTCTGACTTTGTGTTGGACTGTTCAGGTAAACCCAGCGAAAGTGAACTAGACCATTACCATCTTCCCCAAACTATTCCAGTCAATGCTGTTCATGTTACTCAATGCTATTGGGACACTCCAAGATTTCAATATTCATTGAACATTGCCAAAAAACATGGATGGGTTTTTGGTATTCCTCTACAAAATAGATGTAGCATTGGTTATTTGTATAATCATAAAATCAATACCATAGATGAAGTCAAGGAAGATGTTCAATCAATTTTTGATCAGTACGGCCTAACACCTAGCCAAACTACAAATAGTTTTACATTCAATAATTATTACCGTAAACAAAACTTTTATGGTCGAGTGGCATTTAACGGCAATGCCAGTTTCTTTTTAGAACCCCTAGAAGCCACATCAATTGCCTGTATGAATGTGGTAAATGTCATGGCGCATCGTCATTGGACTGGCAAGAGTGAAAACCCAAATAAAACCTATTATGATTACATCAATAGACTAGAAGATATGATCATGTTACACTATTATAAAAATGATATGTATGATAGTGATTTTTGGAAGTTTGCCACCAATCGGGGTCAAGCACGTATAAAAGAAACTGTGAAAAGACAAATGTTGTTTAAATCAGTAATCAAACATGCTGTTGAAGGTAAATTACTAAATCCAGTGTTAGTGGACCTAGGCTATGGTACATGGGGTCAAGTGTCTTATACAGCCAATATTGAAGGCATGGGACTGGCTCAAGATCTATCTTTACTATTACAATAATCCTTAAATATGGGCATGAATAAAATAAAATTAGCAGTTATTGGGCGTGGTACTGCGGGAGCCTATACTGTTTCGCATTTTTTAAAAAGTACCAAATGGGATATTGATTGGTATTTTGACGGCAATAAGCCACCACAAGCAGTGGGTGAAGGATCCACTTTGGAATTTCCCATACAGTTATTCCACAATTTGGGATTCACCTACGGAGATTTAGAAAAGATAGATGGCACTCCCAAACTGGGAATTCAGAAATCTGGGTGGGGGTCTGACGGTGATGAATTTATACATTGGTTCAGCGCCGGGTTCAATGCCTATCATTTCAATGCCAACAAGCTACAGGATTTTATTTTAGATTATGTTCAGCAGTCTCCTAGAGTAAAAATTATAGATCGAAATGTCGCCAGCTATGACGATATTGATTGTACCTACATTGTAGACTGCTCGGGCAAACCCAGCGAAGCTGATCTAGATCAATTTGTTATATCAGACTATATTCCTGTCAATTCAGTACATGTCACACAGTGCTATTGGGACTATGCTAGATTCCATACATCATTGAATCTTGCGAGAAAACACGGTTGGGTATTTGGAATTCCTTTGCGAAATAGATGTAGTATTGGGTATGTTTACAACAACCAAACAGCCACATTGGATCAAGTCAAAGAAGATGTACAAACAGTATTTGGTGATTACAACCTAACACCAAGCGATCATACCAACACTTTCAGTTTCAAAAATTATTATAGAAAACAAAATTTTTATCCTAGACTGTGTTATAACGGCAATGCCAGTTTTTTCCTTGAACCCATTGAAGCAACTTCGATTTATTTTATGGATGTTATACAATGGGCTGCCGAAGCTGTATGGAAAGAAGGCAAACACTTTAGTTTGGCCAATACCAAATATGATAGAATGATTAGAGAAATGGAAACCATGATCATGTTCCATTATTTTAAAAATCAAGTTTACGAAACGGAATTTTGGCGGTATGCTACAGAACGTGGTGTTAAATGCATCAAAAACTCACTGACAAAAGATCCCATGTTCAGGGGAGTAGTGTCTAGAATTGTTGATCCAACATGGAAACATCCAAATATAACTACCAAAATTCCACCAGGGTATGCTACCTGGGCTGAACCATCATTCCATCAACATATGAAACAATTTGATGTTAGAGATGAGTTAGTCCAGTTATTAGCAGATACTAAAGATAACAATGCGGGTATGATGTAATGGTAACCTGGTTCCTTGCCAAGGAACACTCGCGAGTTCGATTCTCGCTACCCGCTCCATATTATGACGTATAAAATTAAGCCAACTACAGATAATTTTAAGACTCATATGTTGTTTCCCACAGTGGTTGCCACTGTGGACAACCTTGTGATCCCCAAAGAGGATCACAATGCCATACTGACCGCAGAGTATGTGGTTCAAAGCAAGTATGGCTCATTCCCCACTACTAAAAACAAACGTGTACTAGACACTGTGCCATCAATAAAAGCATGGATACAACTTCAGCTGGACAAGTATGCCAAAGATGTCATGGGTTCTGAAAAACTACAGTTTACACAAAGTTGGGCAATCAAACACGAAAATATACCACAGAGTATTTTTACACATTCACATGCCAATTCAATCATCAGCGGCAGTTATTATATTGATGCTCCCACAGGCAGTGAAGCACTGACTTTCATCAAACCATCCTATGTTGGTGGTGGTCCAGTTGTTGAATACGAAAAGGATTTTCAAAATAAACCATGGCTCTACGATGAGATCAAGTTTGGAGCCAATACTGGCCGTCTTATTTTATTCCCCAGTAATCTACAACATGCCGTAATGGGTTATCAGACCATGCGTCAACGTAGATGTGTGCTGGCCTTCAACACTTGGTTTTCCGGACCAATTGGCACTGAAGAAGGATTGACAAGGTTAGAACTATGAAAAAGCGTATAGCAGTAATTGGTGCTGGCACCGCAGGTATTATTTCCCTGTGTGAATTATTGCCCTATATGACAGACAATTGGGACGTATATAGTATATTTGATTCCAATAAGCCTATATTGGGAATTGGAGAAAGTACCAATCCTAATTTTATTATGACCCTACAAGATGCCACAAGGTTTCAATTTGCTGACTTAGATTTATTAGATGGTACATTAAAATTTGGAACCCGTTATAAAAGATGGCGAGAACACGATTTTGTCAATCCCCTATTTGGCGCTGGCTATGCTGTACATTTCAACAATTTTGAACTTAAAGAATTTGCTTTTGAAAGATTTTATAAATTTTGGCCAAACAAGTTTAAAGAAATGCATGGCACAGTGTCTGAAGTTATTCCTGGAAAAAAATCAGCACAGATTGTGATTGATGGTAGGACTGAAGAATTTGACTATATCATTGACTGTATGGGCTTTCCCAATGACTATAAAGACTATAACATGTCCAATTGTAGCCCAGTTAACCACTGTATTGTATATTCTTTGCCCACTGGCGATTATGATCAGTATACCGACCATGTGGCCATGAACGCAGGTTGGATGTTTGGTATTCCATTACAATCTAGACATACCTACGGTTATTTGTTTAACGATGTTAAATCCAAACGAGAAGATATTATAGAAGAAATGGGCGAGTACCTAAATACCAAATTAGATCCAGCTCAAATTAAAGAATATCAATTCCAATCTTATTATGCCAAAAAGGCCTATGAGGGCCGAGTATTAAAAAATGGCACCAAAGCGTTCTTCCTAGAACCACTGAGTGCTAGTTCAATATTTTTTTACATACAGAACGTTAAAACTTTTACTGACCATTTGGCCGCCCCTGACAAATTTAGTGAAAAATATGTAAACGAAATGTTTGAAATATATTCAGAAAATTTAGAAGATTTGCTAAGTTTCTTTTATCATGGTGGATCCACATTGAACACAGAATTTTGGCAACATGCCAAGACATTGGGTCAGAACAGACTAAAGAAAAGCAGAATGTTAAGTCATGTGTCCGATGAACTAAAAAAGAATGGTGCTATGGGACTGTTAAACGAAGGGCCAAGGTGGTTCTTCAATCCCATGTCGCTTCGATTAGTTGACGAAAATATGGGTTATGACTATTTTAAAATTACAAAATAGTTAACCCTGATTGTTGTTTTTTTACAACACTCCCCCAGCCTAGTCATAGACCGCTCAAACCGGAGAGTGATTTTTATTGGCCCTGCCCACTGTCACATAGTGACACGGCGGGGTTTTCTTTTGATTGACAGATTATTTGATCCATCGTATAATATACATAACTAAGCAATTTGGGGAACAACACAAGTTAAATATTGTACTTGACAATAGCACAATTCTTAGTTATAATACACACTTACTTAAACACATTTAAGGACTTTTAAAATGGCAAAGGCAATGAAAAATACTGGCACAACAAACATACTTGAATTTGATAACGAAGCAATCAAAGCTCGTGAACATGAAGTGGCTCAAGAAACAGACGAGCAAATCATGGAACGTCTGCGTGAGCGTTTCCAAATTTTGGATGACATGACCAAGGCGGTCAAGCAGGGCAATGTCCGTGCTATGATTGTGAGTGGCCCTCCAGGGGTTGGTAAGAGTTATGGTGTTGAAACTGTGCTACAAAAAGCAGACTTGTTCAACACATTGGCAGAGAAGAAGCCCAAGTTTGAAGTGGTCAAAGGTGCCATGAGTGCCATTGGCTTATATGCCAAACTATATGAATTTAGTGATGCGGGCAATGTGGTTGTGTTTGATGACTGCGACAGCATTTTGATGGAAGACCTTAGTCTGAATATTTTGAAAGGTGCGTTGGACTCCAGCTCACGACGTTTTATCTCTTGGAATACTGACAGCCGTATCCTGCGTAGCGAAGGTATTCCAGATCGTTTTGAGTTCAGGGGTGCGGCCATTTTCATTACCAACATCAAGTTTGAACACGTCCGTAGCAAAAAGTTGCGTGACCACCTGGATGCTTTGGAATCACGTTGTCACTATATTGACTTGCAAATGGATACCACTCGTGAAAAGATCCTGCGTATCAAACAAATTATCACTGATGGCATGTTGGATCGCTATGACTTTGACAACATTGACATTGTTAAAGACGAGCTTGTGGAGTTCATTGTAGACAACCAAAGCAAGTTGCGTGAACTCAGTTTGCGTATGGTACTCAAACTGGCAGACTTGCGTAAGAGCTTTCCCGCAAATTGGCAGTCAATGGCACGTACAACCTGTATGCGACGTGTTTAATATGTGGGAACTGCTGACTGGTCCTATGATGATTCGACTGGTGGCTTACTCCACCATGTCGTACATGTTGAGTACTCTAGGAATTATTTGGGACGATTCTAGATTTTGGTGCTTTATTGTTTTAATTTTCATATTGGAACATTTGGCACATTCTCAAGGTAAACAGGATGCTACCACATTCCTACTAAGCCTACATCGCGGCAAACTGATCAAATTGAAAGATTTCTTTGATCGTGTGGAAAATGGTACTAGCAACAGCGCCGATGAACTTATTCAAATTTTAAAAGAAAAGGACAGTAAAGATGAGTGATTTACTTAAACCCAATTATGAAGGCTGTACCTATATTGGTCCAGATCAGGATCCTCTACGAGATTGGCCTATCAAATATTGTGGTTGTAAGACAGTTTACGGCAAGGCCTATTGCCAGGAACATTTGGACAAGATGTATCAAAAAGGGTCAGCCCTACGTAAACGTAAAAAAGACATTCGTCGAGCCGAAGCCCTTTGGGACTTGGAAAACGAGTTCAACGCCGCAGTAGAAGAATTGGTCAATACAGGTGAAATAGAACTGTAATGCCTAAGTGTTATCAATTAGTGGGAGTTCCGGGTTCGGGAAAAAGTACTTGGATTAAAAACCAAGACTGGGCGTTGGGATTGACCGTGGTCTCTACAGATGCGTTTGTGGAAGACTATGCTAGATCACAAGGCAAGACCTACTCGGAAGTGTTTGTAGACTACATGCCCACAGCAGTCAATCTAATGGCCGAACAGGTGGTTAGAGCCCGTACACTGGGTCATACCATAATCTGGGACCAAACTAGCACGACTCTTGTTAGTCGAGCTCGTAAGTTTAACATGTTGCCCGACTATGAACATATTGCTGTGGTGTTTAGGACTCCTGACCCGTTGGAACTGGCCATTCGTTTGAAGAACCGTCCAGGCAAAGAGATTCCGCAAAGTGTGATCAACGGCATGATTGCTGGTTGGGATGAGCCCACTTTGGAAGAAGGATTTAAAGAAATTTGGATAGCAGTATGAACGATAACTTTTATGGTTGGGCCGCTGTCATAGCACTAGTCTTGTTTGGACATCCATTTCTAGGGGTTATGTTGGCTTTTTTTATTTTGATGGCTAGTTGACTTTTCCCTGGGTCAATGCTATAATTTAACACATACAAACACTACATTAAAAGATTTACGCAATGTCATACTTTTTGAAATCAGGCAACACATTTCGAGTTTCTACCAAGGAAGCAATGGATCTACACGAGCAGTTGCCTGCAGGTAACTATGTGGTCAAAGAAATGCCCATGGATGGCCCGTTGTACCTCGAACACATTGAATCGTTTGAAATTAAAGGCAAACGCTACGGTGATCTGGACAAGAACACTGACCGTATTTTGAACACATTCATGGATCGTACAGCATCAACAGGCGTCATGCTGGCAGGCGAAAAAGGGTCAGGCAAGTCGCTATTGGCCAAGAATTTGGCCATTGAGGGAGCCAAACGTTTGGGTATTCCCTGTATTGTTATCAACGCACCTTGGGTGGGTGACAAATTCAATGCCTTTATGCAAATGATTGAACAACCCTGTATGGTGTTGTTTGACGAGTTTGAAAAGGTCTACGACAGCGAGGATCAAGAGAAGGCCTTGACCCTGTTGGACGGCGTGTTTCCTTCTAAGAAACTGTTTGTGCTTACCTGTAACGACAAGTGGCGTGTGGATCAACACATGCGTAACCGTCCTGGACGCTTGTTCTACATGCTGGACTACAAGGGCTTGGATGCCAACTTCATTACAGAATACTGTACAGACAACTTGAAGCCAGAGCTAAAGAAGCACACTGAAAAGCTGTGCCAAATTGCGGCTTTGTTTGCTCAGTTCAACTTTGACATGCTCAAAGCCACTGTTGAAGAAATGAACCGTTACGACGAAGCACCAGAAGATGCTCTGCGTATGTTGAACGTCAAACCAGAGTTTGATGCTGGCAACCAGTTCACCATGAAAGTTATCCGTAATGGTGAAGAAGTCAAAGCCGACGATTTGGAAACTGCTAACTGGAATGGTAACCCACTACAAGGTCAAGTCAATGTCCACATCAAGGAATACGATGACGAAGCAGACGAAGACGGCGATTTGGATTGGAACTGGGGTACTATCAAATTTTATCCAGGTGATATCAAGAAGATTGACAGCCAAACTGGTAAGTTTGTTTTTGCCAATCCAGATGGTATCCAATTGGTACTGAGCAAGGTTCAAGAAAAGAACTACAGCTATTTTGATGCTTTTTGAGCAATGGGGAGATTGACGTCTCCCCATTAATCATGTACAATAATATTTGTTAATCAATAGAGGATATATGAAAAAAATACTGTTAGCAATTATGATTGGCGTTGCCCTAAGTGGCACAGTTGATGCTAAACCTGGCGGTGGTGGAGGCGGTGGTGGACACAGTGTTAGTTCTGGTGGAGGCGGTCGTAGTTTTAGCGCACCAAGTTCTCCTAGCCCTAGCAAAGGTAGTTTTAGTGCTCCGGCAGCACCCCCGACAGCTCAAAAAGGTAGCTTCAGTGCTCCGCCTGCGGCTGCTCCAAGGCAGACAACTACCACTACATCCACCACTACAATGACACGCAGAACCGCTGGTGGAGGTTACGCAAGTGCGCCCATGATGTATGGTGGCATGGGCATGGGGTTTGGTTACACCAACGGACTATTAACTGGTTTGATTATTGGTAATATGCTACATCCACACAATACCGTTGTATATTCTGGTGGTGGTGCCTATAATGGTAATGCGTTGCTTTATCCAGATGGCCGGGTTGTTAATCAACAGGGCTACCAAGTTGGAGTTTATCAAAACGGCGTGTTTACACCAGTCAATGGTGGCATGGTAGCACAGCCAGCACCTACTGATGCTGTACAATATCAGAATTCACCAACACCACCTGTGGTGCTTGAAAAAGCAGGTCCTAGTAATTGGGAAATTGCAGGTATGATTGTACTTGGTATTGTATGTGTTTTGTTGTTTTTGTTTATTATTGGAGTTCTTTAAATGACTTTTCTTATTGTAACATTTTTTATTTTGCTAATCGTGGCTCTCGTAGTAGCCGTTAACCGTAGGAGTGACCCTGTGATTTATGATGATTTTAATGATGAAGAAACGGTAACTACTACAACAGTTACTACCACAACAACTGACAATTCACAACCAGGTAATTTGGTTGCTACTGTGGGTACTATCTATGCTTACCAAAACGCAGGTAACACACAGTGGTTTGTAAAAGATCCGGTGGACAATGAAGAAACTGCTGTCAATGCCAACGATGATTATTATCGTGATGCTGGCGGTAAAGTTTGGTCATTAATGTAAGTACAGCGAGCAACCCACAAACCTCAGTATGAGTCGCTAGGGTAGGCGCCTAACCCCTAGGGCAAGTAACAGTACAACTCTTAGTGGTGACACCCCGGAACAGACGGGGCGTAGTTTTTTATAAAGGTTAAAATTATGCCATGGATTGAAAATGTATCTCTAGGCGATATCCCAAAAGGTCGTCATCACAATGCTGGCGAGAATAGTATGCTGATTCAAATTGTTGATCCAGCAATGCCCTTCCCTACTCCCATGCACAAGTTCAAAGAGACTCATCAGTTTGAGTTCCTTGATGTTGAAGAAAAAGATGAAGTACTAGAAGAAGCAATGCGGTGTAGCCATGAGCAGGCCGGAGAGTTAGTTGGCTTGCTACAACACGCTCTTGAAAACAGAATGAATGTCGTTGTTCACTGTGTGGCAGGTGTATGCCGTAGCGGTGCGGTATGCGAAGTTGGTGTGATGCTGGGCTTTGACGATACTGAGGTATTTCGTAGTCCTAACTTGTTGGTCAAGCATCGCATGATGAAGGCTTTGGGTTGGACTTATGATGAGAACGAGCCTCACACTATCAACGGTGTGACGCTTGACTCTGGGTTGATTGTTCCTAAAAATTATGAAGGTGATATATGAAAATTCAATTTAGTAAAGAAACCATGCCTGATGAACTGTACAATGCGTTGTTAAAACATTTTGTACATGAAGCTGTAGGACTAGGCGTTGAAGTAAATAAATTTACTGAGTTTAATAACTGGGTAGTAGAATGTGAAGTAGATGCGAAAGAATCAGTTCACTAAACTTTTGTTAACTTAATATTTCAATAAACAAAGAAAGGCATTCAATGGCAGGCACAGCTAAATCCGTTTATCTTACAATAACCAAAAAAGGTAGTTACAAGACAGAATTTACCAAGGTATTCTTTGATGCTAAAGCATACAATGAATATGTAAAGACAGATGAGTTCAAGGCCAAATGGCCCATTGAAGAATATACAATTACAAAAGAAGTTTATTGACAAATTGGCGTTTTGGTTGTATAATTATGGCATGTATAAAGTATTAACAAAAGAAAAATTCCTTCTTGCTAGTTGTTCTTCGCTGGATAAAGCAATGTCTACAGCAAAAGCGTTTGGACAGTTTGTAACTATTCGTGGTCCAGACGGAATGGAATTTGTAGGCAAGTTTGGGGTTGATAGTATTAAGAATGGTCTATGTCCCGACGGCATTGCCTATGATTGGAATAAAAAAGACCGTATTGGTCGAGTTAAAAAAGAAAGGAGTGAATGATGCCTAGTGTATTTTTAGTTAGCGATACTCACTTTGGACACATGGGCGTATGTAAATTCACTCGCAATGATGGTGTCACAAAGTTGAGGCCGTGGGATAGTCCAGAAGAAATGGACGAAGCCATGGTCAAGGCTTGGAACGAACGTGTTCGTCCTGAGGATAAGGTTTACCATTTGGGCGATGTGGTTATTAACCGCAGAGCATTGCCCACATTGGCTCGCTTGAACGGAGACAAGGTCTTGATCCGTGGCAACCACGACATTTTCCGTGATGACGAATTTAGACAATACTTCCGTGAGTTAAGAGCTTATCATGTAATGGACGGAATGATTTTGAGTCATATTCCTTTACACGAAGCAAGTTTAGGTCGGTTTGGTGTCAACATTCACGGACATTTACACGCAAATCGTGTGAAAAAGGCTCGCGGAGTAGATGCTAGAACTGGTGAAATTTTATACAGTGATGAGAACGATGTTCGTTACCATTGTGTCTGTGTAGAACAAACTCCAGACTTTGCGCCAATCTTGTTTGAAGATGTTATCAAACGCATTCATGATGAAGGCGGCGAAACAGGGTTTAGGAACGGCAACGGACCTACCATGTGAAAATAGGACACTTGAGTGTCCTATTTTTTTGGCCTGACTGCGTACAAAGTATAATTAAGATATATGACAACATTACACATCTTATCAAACCCCTATGGTCCTGTTAACCTCAATAACAGAATGGATCCGTTTGCCATTAGCACATGGAAATTTATACACTACATGACCAAAAAAGGTTGGAAGTGTATCCACTACAGTGTCCCTGGAACTGAAGTTGACTGCGAGACTGTTCAATGTTTAGACATTATAAATGAAAATCTTGAAGTAAATGTTGTAGTCTACAATGACCGTGCTGGTAAAGAAATTGCCGCTCGTAAACAACCAGGAGACATGGTGGTGTGCATGTACGGCATTGCCAACAAGGGTGCGGCTGAAGCCAACAGTGATTTAAAAATTGTAGAGCCCAGCATTGGATACGCCACTCATACAGTGTTTGCGGACTTTAGAGTGTTTACCAGTTACTCACACATGCACATGTTCTACGGAGAGCGTGGAATGTTAATGTCACCAAATTGGTGGGACGGTGTTATCTACAATGCCATCACTCCAGAAGAATTTGAATTCACTGAAGATAAAGATGATTACTTTTTATATTTTGGTCGTGTGATAGAAACCAAAGGTGTTCACCTTGCTATACAGGCCACTGAAGCCACTGGAAAAAAATTAATCATTGCCGGCCCTGGAGATTTAACCTCACTTGGGTATCCACCAGGCGAAGTGCCCAGTCATGTCACACTAGTTGGCCTTTGCAATGCTGAACAGCGTAAGAAATTAATGAGTAAAGCACAGGCTGTTATTGGGCCAACTTATTATGTTGAGCCATTCGGTAACATGGTTGTAGAAGGATTTATGAGCGGTACGCCTGCTATTACTACTGATTGGGGTGGATTTACTGAAACAGTACAACATGGGTTTACGGGATTCCGTTGCCGTACATTTAGAGATATTGTATTTGCCATCAACAATATTGATAGAATTGACAAAAAAGCCTGTAGAGAATGGGCTGTTAACAACTGTAGCGACCAAGTGGTACATGATAGATTTGACGAATATTTTAAAAACCTAGAAGACCTAAATTTTTACAAGCCATGAAAACAAGTGTAATTATAATTGATGATTTCTACTCTAGCCCGGATACTGTACGAGGCTATGCGTTACAGCAACCGTTTGAAGTTAGAGGAAATTTTCCTGGAGCAAGGACTGCTCCCTATCTATCACATGACATTAAAGATGCGATCAATCACGTCATGTGGTTTGCTGGCGGAGTTACCAACTGGTTAGAGGACAGCGGATATACCGGCGCATTTCAAATAGCCACTGCCAATGACCGTACCTGGATACACACTGACTACAACAATATGTGGGCTGGCGTTTGTTATCTAACTCCCGATGCTCCACACACTGGTGGAACAGGATTGTTCAGACATAAAGCATCAGGTGAACATGAAAAATCCACACAGGATTATGAAGGATATGATTACACCAAATGGGATTTGTTTGACACTATTGGTAACAAATACAATAGACTGGTAATTTATCGAGGCAACATGTTTCATGCCAGTTTGGACTACTTTGGTGATAATCTTGAAAATGGGCGTTTATTCCAAACATTCTTTTTTAACACAGCACACTACGGATGAAAATCTGCCGAGTAATCTTTTCCACAAATCGGATTGAATATCTAACTCGAACACTAAAATCCCAGCAATACCTAAATTGGGAAGGGTGTGAAGTTGATAGTGTATTCATTGACGACTATCCCATGGGCAGGGATGATTTATTCATTGACAAATTGGTGCGTAAATTTGGCTACGATCAAGTATACCTACACCGCGAAAACCGTGGACTGAGTGTTACATGGACTGAATTTTGGGACTTGATACGAGACCGAAACTATGACTACGTATGGCATCAAGAAGATGACGTAGAAATACTTGAGCCAATTAAAGTGTTGGATCTTGTGTCTCTTTTACAACAAGATCCCAGCCTCAGCCAAATTGTGCTTAAACGCCAAAAGTGGTACGGAAACGAAGCAGAAACCAGCGCTAAAGACAACGACCGTATTTTTCAAAACTATAGATACGAGTTTGAAAAAGTTGATTTTAGTCCCATGGCCAGTTTATATAGCCTAGAACGTGTTAAATTCCCCTACAGCGCATTTTATAAAAAGAACTTCCCGCAAACCAATTGGGGAGATATTAACTTCAATGAAGGCATGGTTGGTAAAGCATTGTTTATGGAATTAGGGCTGAGAAGCGGGCATTTGAAGAATTCAAACGGTAAAAATTTGATTAACCATATTGGTGAATATTTTACCGGAAAACGGGTATTGCCTGATGAGCCGCACTATTATGAGCAATTTGCTCGCTACGATCCGGCAAAAAAATACAATTCTAGGACAGGAGAAAATTGGGAATAACTGTACAATTATAAATATGTACAGTTATTAGGAGACTTCATGTCTAAATCGGTATCAAAATACGATTGGGGTGCCTGGGATAGGGAATCTATCACATCTATGATCCTCCTTGTTAAAGATGAAGTTGTCAACCAACCATTATCTTTAGACAGATTTCACACTATACTTACAAGGCATATTAAAAAATGGATGCCTATTCGAAGCCGTAAAAGTAAAGAACCGCAGGTAACTCCCACTTATATTTTTGTTGGCGGAATATATCATACCGATTATGACAAAAATCGTCAAAAAAGTATAGAGCTGTGCATGGCTTACAGTACAAAAGACAGTCAAATTTGTATAACCGCTCGTAGATTTAACCGATTATGTGGCCGCATAGCAGACGTTATTCTTCACGAAGTAATTCATATGAGGCAAGCACGTAAGCGTAAATTTAAAAATTTACCTGGATACAACAGCACAGCTGAAAGTACCAAACAGAGAGTAGAACAAGAGTACTTGGGAGACCCTGACGAAATAGATGCTTATGCATTTAATATGGCCTGTGAATTGAATGAAAAATTTAATGGAGATATGAATCAAATCGTCAAATACTTTGATGAACCACAACGAGGCAAACGCAGATGTTATGATACATGGCGTTATTACCTCAAAGCATTTAATTGGGACAGTGACCATCGGGTGTGTAGACGTATTAAAAAACGATGTATATATTACCTAAGTCGTAGTCAAGTGTCTAAACCTTTTCAATCAAAAGACTGGATACACCGTTGACATTTTCCATGCGCTATGTTAATATAGCGTATGGATATAAAATTCACAATAGCAAAAGCAAACACTAAAACTATCAAGCCTGGTGATAAAAATTTCCTTATCAAGGGAGATTTTACTGTAACACCTAGGGCAGGATTTGATATTAGTAAAGATTGTCCATACAATCATTTACAAATACTACAGACTTGTATTGATCGTGGATGGTTGAAACCTGTTGCTCATGTAACAGAAAAAGAATATATTTTTATGGGATTAACCAATGACTAATAGTCACGGAAATTTAAATATCGGCACACTCGGCGCATTGACCACAGCACAAATACAATCGTTAACCTCGCCACAATCAGTCACCATAAAGATGCCTGGCACATTGGGTGGAGCTTCGTATAATTTTCCACACGAAGCTACAATTGGAATTATTGGATTGGGATTCGTAGGCAATGCTATCAAAGAAGCAATGGACATTAAATGTAGTCTACGATTGATTGACAATAACCCAAAAAAAAGCCATCACTCATACAAAGATTTAGAAAATTGTGATGGTGTATTTGTCTGTGTACCAACTCCGCAAGATGATGACGGCACCTGCGATGTTAGCATACTAGAAGATGTTTTAGAAAAATTATCACGCATGAGTTATCACGGGGTTGTTATCAGCAAGTGTACAGCGCCGCCAGATGTTTATGAACAATTAAATTTAAAATATCCCAATCTAGTTCATGCCCCGGAGTTTTTGACTGCGGCCAATGCTGTTAAAGATTATGCTACCGGATCATTTGCTATTATTGGTGGGCGAGTCATGGCATACAAACGCGAAGCTGAACGTCTGATTAGACTGGGACAACAAGATTTAAATCATGTATCATATTGTACTATTGGTGAGGCCAGTTTGGCTAAGTACGCTATTAACTGTTTTATGAGTACCAAAGTTATCTTCATGAACGAACTAAAACAGCTGGCCGATAAATGCGGATTGGATTATAATAAAATTGCCCACATGATCAAGGCAGACAAACGCATTGGCAACAGCCACATGATGGTTCCAGGACCAGATGGTCAACTAGGGTTTGGTGGAGCTTGTTTCCCCAAAGATACCAGCGCATTGTTAAAGTTTGCTGAACAACAAGGTGTACCATTAAATATTTTGGATGCCGCAGTTAAGAAAAATACCATGCTCCGCTTGACAGAACCTAAATAATATTGTATTATAAATGAATGGAGTAATAATGACTGAATCTAAAACTTATAAAAATGAAACAGGCTTGGACGCCATGGCAGGCGATGGCGGGTATGAAGAAGGCTATCTTGGCGACTATCTTCGTTTTAAAATGAAACGTGAAGGTAAACGTTTTTGGGCAGGCGACAACATTAGCGACTATGTCAGTGAACAAGATAAAGCAAAACTAATTGAAGAAGCTACAGAAGCATTTGAACTGGTACTTGATCGTTTGCTCATTGATCGAGAAAACGATCCTAATAGTCGAGGCACAGCACGCCGCCTTGCTAAAATGTATTACAATGAAATAATGGCAGGTAGATATGAACAAGCACCAGACGCAACATCATTTCCAAATGATTCGGCAGACCGGTATGAGGGTATGCTTGTGGTTCGTTCTGAGCTTCGTAGTATGTGTTCACATCATCACCAACCAGTATCTGGCGTTGCTTATATTGGTATTATTGCCGCTAATAAACTCATTGGTCTCTCTAAGTACACTCGCATTGCTCAGTGGTGTGCTCGTCGTGGCACATTACAAGAAGAACTGTGTAATGACATTGCTAGAGAAATTAGTAAGGCAACTGATAGCGAAAATGTAGCAGTCTATATTCAAGCAGTACATGGATGCTGTGAGAACCGTGGCATTATGGCACACTCTAGCCTGACACAAACTACAGTACTCACAGGATCGTTTAAAACTGATCCAGGTGCCAAGAAAGAGTTTTTTGATAATATTAAACTACAGCAAGAATTCGCACCAAGGTAAAGGAAAGATAAAATGGCAAAACAATTAGGCAAACTGGCAAAAGTAAACGAATCGTTTACTGTGAATCGTTACGACAACGGCTTCATGATTGAAGTTGGTGGACGCGATAATGACAATGATTGGAAGACCTGCAAGGTCCTTTGCTCGTCTCAAGAAGAACTGTTTGAAGTGATCAAGGAAGCACTTCAACTAGACGTAGATTATTAAAAGGTAAAAAATGAAAAAATCTAAACTAAACATTCCAAGCCGTCCTCCGATGGCTAAACCTACTGCTCCCGCGGCCACGGCACAGGGTGCTGTACAACAAGGCGGAAGACGACCCAGTGTTATGGTGGCAGTTCCAGCAATGGAAATGGTTAATGCTGAATTTGCACAGCACTTGGCCATGGCCTGTGCCAACATGGTGGCTAACGGAATTAAAATTAATTGTGCCTTTAATATTGGTAGTGTTATCACTATTGCTAGACGTAATCTAGTTGATATCTTTTTGAAATCAGATTTTGATTACATTTGGTGGGTTGATAGTGATATGAAATTCCCAATTGATGCCCCAATGCGAATGTTGGCACGTAACAAACCAATTGTGGGTGCTAACTATCGTCGTCGTCGTTTCCCTAATCCTAACTTTACAGGCATGATGGGAAAGAGTGGTCAGTTTACAGAATTCCAAACTACAGACAACAGTCCAGCAATGGAACTTATTGATGTGTTGCCACATGGCATGGTGTTGTGTAAGCGTGAAGTGTATGAAAAAATTCCTCAGCCGCACTACCTACAAGAATATGTTCCTGAACTTAATCTTGAAATTGGTGAGGATATTTTCTTTTGTCAACAAGCACAAAAAGCAGGATATGAAATTTGGTGCGATCAAGAATTGAGCAGAGAAGTAGCACACATTGGTATTTTCCATTTTAACTACAATCTATCAGTTCCAAAATAACAGAAAGGAACTTTCCCATGGTATTCGAAAGTATAGAAATTCGTAAGGTCAAAAATGGTGTTATTGTGACACTGAGGTCGGACGATGATGAGGATCAAGAATACGTTTATGATCGAGATAGCAAGGCTATCAAGTTTGTAAAAGATCTTCTTGAAACTCAAGGCAAGGAAAAGGCTTCGGCCTAACAATTATGACAATTAAAACAAAATACGAACTAGGCGACACCGTTTGGGTATACGGTATTAGCCGTAATCGCAATCGACTTACCAAGGGAACAATCATTCATAGTTTTAGTCTGGAACATGCAGGATATAATGATGAACCTCATTATATCATTGCCATTCCAAATGAAATTGAAGCCTTGTTGGAAGTAAGAACTTGGCATAATATCAGTCAAGATGATCGAGGTCCGGTGGGCACTTTTAGAAAAGAAATTTCCAAAGAAGATGTTGATTCTGTGGATAAGAAATTATCACAGCTGGGTCTTACTATTGAAGAATTTGATAGATTTGAAGAACAGTTGGCTGAAGAGGATAACGAAATCAGCGCAGATGATATTCATGCGGCTTTGGAAAAATCAAAAACGGATGTTGCCCATCCCCCAATGTTTAACAAAGAAGCTAGGCCAAAGCGCAAATACTTTGCTAAACGAAAAAAGACCAATGCGAGTTGACGTAGCGGCATTTGATCGTTTAGACAAAGCACTTCGAACTTGGATAAAAAAACCTACTGTGATCAGACCCACACTGCATCGTAGAGCCAACGGACCAAACTACTGGTATCGTTTACAAATTGTAGAAGATTTTGGTTCTTCTGATGATGCCGGCAATTATATTCCTTCTACAAAATTAGACGAATGTATCAATTGGGTTGGCGACAAATTAAAAAATTGGCCTAATTGTTATCGTAAGGCATGGGATATGTGGGATTTTGAATCCAAACATGATGCTGAAAAGTTTATAACTGTATTCCATTTATCGTGGCAGCAATAAGATTTAAAGTCAAAGAAGAAGATGGACAGGAATTTGTTGAAGAAATTCACAAGGTTGTAGTTCATCAGTTTTATATGGGCGATGTAGAAGATCCGGACTTATGGGCAGGACAATCACTGTATGAATGGCAAATCAGTGAGCCGGGTAAGTTTATCATGGAAAACTCACTTGATAAGCCAATGTGGAATAGACAACTAGACTATGCTACTTACGGACACAGGTATGTCATAACAGCAGAACTTGAATCAAAGAAACTAAGTGAATTTTATCTAAGATGGGGAAATCCAAATGGAAGTGACAAGAGTCGGTGACAAGTGCGTTGTTAAACAGGAAAAAACCAATAAATCAGTTGAAGCAGAAGTTCTTCACTTTAATGAAAAACGAAATTTGACTGTGGTGTTAAATAAATCAGTAAAAATGAACATGATTTGGAACGGCAGGCATTATGAAGGTCGTATGAGTGGATTTGATTTTATCACTGACGGCCCAACTGTATCCAAATCTACAACAGGTATGAGAGGTTAATATGAATTTTAAAATTGGTGATCGAGTGGAAAAAGTCAGTGGGTACAAATGGCCAGGCATTGTTGTAGCGGCCTTTGATACATTGGCCGGCGAACGCAGAGTAGTAGTGGAATGTACTACTCCTGAAGTGGCGGGTGCGTTGCACATCTATAACGAAAAACAATTAACATTGGTAGAATAAAATGAACCCATTTCGTGATCAAGAAAAATTTATGCGGGCATGTGATCAATCAGTTGACACAATGAATGAATCACAGTACAATATGTACTTGAATTTAGTTGAAGAAGAGTTCAAAGAACTACTAGTGGCAATTGCCAATAACGATGAACAAGAACAGTTTGATGCATTGTTGGATATTGTGGTTGTTTGTATTGGGGCTATGCACTCTATGGGCGCCGATCCAGAGGGTGGTTGGAAAGAAGTTATGAGTACTAACTTTGCTAAGGTAGATAAAGAAACTGGCAAAGTGCGTAAGCGCGATGACGGTAAGGTTCTCAAACCAATCGGTTGGGTTCCTCCTAATTTAAAACCATTTTTGAAGAAAGAATAATATGTTTTTTGAACCATTACGCGATGATTTAATGGTACAACAACAAATCAATGGTGCATGGCAACACATGGTAGGTGTAATCATGCTTAACCAAACTGGTAGAAAACCAGTTAAAATGACCTTGCCAGAATTTCTCTACTGGTTTCCTACTCCCTATGCACTGCTGAATTCCGAAGAGGAATTTATCAAAAGTATCATCGAACCCCTGGGCATGGTAAATATCCGATACAAGCGTTTAATGAAAATGAGCGAAGATTTCTTGACTTGGGACGGAAATGATGCTACAATGTTGTATGGCATCGGTAAATATGGCAGTGACAGTTATGAGATATTCTTCAAACATAACTACTCTGTCCAACCTACTGATAAAGAATTAATCAGATATCTAAAAGAAGAAATTTATGCGTAGTACATATTGGTCATGCACAAAATTTGCAGATTGGATTCGCGGCACTAATAAACTTAGTGCGGCCACCAGTGAAGAATGGGACGAATGGCGTACCACTGCCCAAATGCGACATAACTTTCGTTATTGGGTTGCTGAAGAATTGCTTGACAACATCCAAGGGTTTTTCCTTTACATACCAGATAGGCTAAATGATGTCCGATATTACGTTAATAATCGCTGGGTCTCTCATAGCCATCAGCTTACAGCACATGCTCGCGACATCAAACCGGGACAATGGCAAGATGTTGGTCACCGCATCCTTCCTTGTTTGTTTAACGAGCTTGTGGATTTTGTTGAAATAGAACAAGCATGGCATACCTGTATTTGGGATGAAGAAGCTCGCGCAAAATACTCACCCCCATGGTGGCGTCGTGGCTGGCTTCGCTGGCGCACTTGGCGTTGTCCAGAGGCTGGACTTGCTCACTTAGATTGGGCCGCTACTCTTACCAACAAAGAGTTTATCAAAGAAGGTGAGAAAGAAGAGCCAACTTACCAAGCCAAGGCCGCAAAGGAAATTAAAGAACTGTATGTATGGTGGACTGTTACATATCGCAATCGTCCTGATCCTTACGAAGCAAGTGGGTGGACTGCGGCATGTGAAGCACAGCGAGCGGCCAATGGCGGTCGACTAAGTTTTAGCACATCAAAAGACCCTGTGCTCCGCAAGCAAAGCGATAAGGCACATAAACTGCTACAAAAAATTGAAGCGGCTTATGAAAAAGAAGATGAAGCTATGATGATTCGTTTAATCAAAATTCGTCAATCACTATGGACCTAATATGACTGAAGAAAAGAAAGTTCGTGTAACATTTGCTCCCGGCGCCTTTGACCAATTTGAAGGCACTCAAGAAGAGCTGGATGAATTCATTGCCGAAATCAAAAATATGTTTGAAGGCAAGACCCATGAAGAAATTAAGGAAATGAGTCGTGTGATTGATTTTGAAGATCCCACTGAAGAAGATCTAGAAGCCATTATCGCATTGAGCTCAGCGAACACCACACAAAATAAAATATTGCAATGAAAGCACAAATACCTGCCGAAGGCATTTACCTACACAAAGAGTGGGGTGACTCTGTCATGTATGGAGTGCCTTGCGAATGTACTGATCCCAACCATCAGCACAATGTTTGGATTGAAGCAGATGAAACTGGTGTTACCGTAACTACCTATACTCAACAAAAGACCAAGTGGTGGGAATTTAATCGTTTTAAAATCATTTGGACCCTGTTGACCAAGGGTTATGTTGAGTACGAGGCGAGCCTAATTATGTCCGAACAACAGGCTCTTAACTATTCTGAAACACTAAAGAAAGCCGTTGCCAATGTCAAACAATTTAAATCACCAAAAACCAAGTAAGTTTCGATTATGGGTACATAATCTTTGGTTAGACAATAACGAAGAGCGTTACCTATATGGAGACTCCGTCCATAGCATGTCGGAATATTTCAACAAATACAAATGGTGGATTAAACGTGAGTACCAATTTCAAAATAAACAGTAGTCCCGAGCGCCATACCTTTCAAAAAGAAGGGTATATCAAACGCTGTGAGGAAAAGGGTGAAGAGCCCAATTCCAACTATGTTGCCATGTTCAAGACTTGGCGTGAGCAAGAAGCAGAACAATTAAAAGATCCTAATTGGCAAAAAAACAACATGGAGTACGATCTCCGCAGTACCAAATGGATTTGCGATAAAGTCAAAGCCAGTGACAGCTATGCTCAAAACTTGTATGCGGCCATGTGTAACATGCAGTTCCAAAAGTTGGATGTTATACCAATTTTAAAGAATCAGCGTTGGAGTTGTAGTTGGCGACACAGCGGTGGTATCATCGCCGACATGCGCGAACAGGGCGACTACATTGAATGGTATTGTAGCGGTATTGGCAATGAAGAATTGGGAAACGGTTTGACTGGTGCTGATGGAACCCAATATGTTCCCGAAGGTGTAGTTACAGATGAAATCCGTGAAGATTTGAAGAAATTGGGTTGGGTAGCCGTTGAATGGGAAGATGATGAATGAAAATCGCATTAAGTAAACGTACAATTGAACGTGAAGGAAAGATATACGATGCTATTGAAAACGCATGGTATACCTTTTTGGACGGGCACGATTTGACGTTTATTCCCAATCGATTGGATCAAGACTTTGATGCTCTAGCAGATAATGCCGACGTTTTCATAGTCACAGGGGGCGATAATCGCCCCGTACGCAGGCGCACAGAGCGTAGGATGCTCATTGCTATGCTCAAGCGAAATAAACCTGTTGTAGGGGTTTGTCATGGGGCATTTTTGCTTACCAAATTCCTAGGTGGAACTACAGGACGCAAGGACGGGCATAGAGGAGTTATCCACAAAGTTATCCACAACGGGGTTGAATATAGTGTGAATAGTAGTCATCGTTACTACATCAAAACACTGCCAAAAAGTGCTCGAATACTGGCGCAGGACGAAGACGGGCATTGTGAAGCGTGGATAGATCACAATATAGCAGGCGTAGTTTGGCACCCAGAACGAGACAAAACCGGGTTTATTCCTCTTGAAATCATGCCGTTTTTTGGTAAAAACCTCCTAAAAGTCGCTTGACTTTGAGCCAGTACGGCTATATAATAACAGTATGTTTAACACACTATAGGAGCAAAAATGGCTACAGTGGCAGGGGTTAAAATTAAACCCAAGACAAAAAAGATTACCAGCGTTACTATTCGAGAGAACGCCAAACGAGATTACAGTCCCAAGTGGGATCATGTTGGCACAATGACTGCCACTGAGTATGGCATTCACTGGCACAATGCAATGAATTATTACAGACTTGAAGGCGACGCAAAGACCTTCAAACCTGCGGTGATCAATTGGATGGGTCGTAACGATTACACCAAAGAACAGATTCAGGAGTTTAAGAAAACCAAAGATTGGCGTGTTCATACCACTATGGGTAGTATTGCTCTTTGTTTGTTGAAGGGTATGCCAGATGTTCGATCAGATTTCAACAATGGCAAAAGTTCTGTTGATTGGTTAAAGAAAGAAATTGCCAAAATTGTTGAAGATGGCAAATACGATATCGAAGTTGTCCCAGAAGATAAAATAGCCAAAGTGTCTGCTCCTGTGGTCAGTATACAGGATCGTATTCGTGAGCAGGCAGTTGCTATGAGCGAAGAATTGGATGCAGCCATTGACAGCTGGATTATGGATCCAGAATCATTTGATCCAAAAGAATTTAAAATTGCCAATTTGTTGCGTGGCAAAGGCGCCAAGGCAGCACAGGCTCGATATATCAAAAGTTTTTTCCAACGTGACATGGATGAGTTGCATGAACTGGCCAGTGGCAATGCCGATGAACAGTTGCGCGAAGCATACAGTAAAAACAGCCGCAAAAATGTTAAAAAGCTAATTGAGTTTTACGAAAGTATTGCTACCGCATGTGATCAAATTGCCGCAGAAGCCAAAGTGCTTAAAAAGCCACGTGCTAAGAAGGCCAAGCCTGCTGAAGAATTGGTCAAACGTGTCAAATTTAAAGTTGGTGACGACAAGTTGGGAATTACCAGTGTACCTCCAGCACAGTTGATTGGTGCCCAAGGCGCCGTGGTTTATAATACCAAGTTGCGTAAATTTGGTATCTACATTGCCAAAACAGCCGCAGGTTTGGCCGTTAAAGGTACCAGCATTACTGAATTTACTGAAAAGAGTTTCCAAAAGACTCTACGCAAGCCTGATGTACAGCTCAAAGAATTCAAAGAACAAAATACACAGCGTAGAATTGAAACTTGGTTTGGTAAAATAAAAGCCACTGAGACCGTGATGAATGGTCGTTTGAATGAAGAAATCATCATCCTAAAGGTATTCAAATGATAGAGTGTTTGATAATGGGCGACAGCATTGCTGTAGGCACACACCAAGTTAAACAAGAATGTGTTGCGTATGCCAAAGGCGGTATCAATAGTTGGCAATGGGTAAACCAAAATATTGGTAAAGCACCTTACCAAGCCAATACAGTTATCATTAGTCTTGGCAGTAATGATCACAAGTATGTGAAGACTGAATCTGAACTACAAACGATTCGACAACTTACTAAAGCGGATCGAGTTTTTTGGATACTACCAGCTATTAAACCTGATATACAAGATATAGTTAAAAAGGTAGCCGCACAGTACGGTGACACGGTACTGCCTATTACACGGCTACAACCAGACGGAATTCACCCAAGTTGGGCAGGGTACAAAGAAATTGAAAGGTCCACAAGATGATTCATATTCAATTTAACATTGAAAATCCATGGGGCACTAGATTTAACCCTTTGGGTTCAATAGGTGGTAAATTTTTTATTAAAACTAAGGCTTGGGAATTGGAGCATTATTATAATGCCAACTCTATCTTTGATCTTGAGTTTATATATACAACAAGGCGGGATCATGCCGGACTTCGAGTAATAGTGGGCTTGCTAGGATATTGTATTGGTGCTACAATATATGATGTAAGGCACTGGAACTATCTTACCAAACAATACGAAAAGGAAACAATATGATCACAATGAAAGAATTTATGGAATTGGTGGACTATAAAATCACCGAAGGCAACGACTACGGTTGGGCTTGTTATGGCAACCATGCCTATTCATTAGACAGTTGGAACGGCGTTCATGGGGACGGCGGGTACAGTTTTACCATTGTGTTTAGTACCAAGAGTCAACGTGTGTTCGAAGTATGCGTACACGACTATACCAATGATCGTGCTTATCGTATGATTGCCGAAAACAAACAGGAAAAACATAGACTAGAAGCAAAACAACGTGACGTTAACTTGAACCAAGCATGGGAATTGGACGATGGTACCTCCATTGAGTATGTTGATTTAGAGCTTGTAGAAGATTTTATGGAAAAAGCTCAAGCTATTAAAGAAGGCAAAACTTATGATACAGGCGTTCTAGTGCCTTTGAATTTGTCAGATGAAATGCTGTTACAGGCGGCACTTGAGGCTCACAAACGTAATATCACGCTCAACGCCTATGTTAATTTGGCATTGGCAGATTTGGTTGAAAGAGTTAAAAACGGTGAAATTTCCAAACAAGATTTTATAAAATCTGAGGACTGCTAATGAGCAAGGATAAACACAAACCCTATCAGTGGATTGATGGAGAGACTGCTGATCGTATCACCAGTCTTAACCTAAAGGACTATCGTGCCTACCTTAAAAAAGAACTTAAGGAATGGAAAAAGAATCCCAAAGGTCCCAATAACCCTGATGGTAAATGGCTGCATCCTGATGATGTGGTTATCAATATGCGTACCATTGAAGCACTGGATTTGATTATCAGTCATTTTATAACAACCGAGGATGAAATAAAATGAAACAAGAACTAGATAAACTGTTGTGCGAGAAATATCCAAAGATGATGGTGAACCGTAACAAGGACATGAAAGAAACTTGTATGTGTTGGGGCTTTGAGTGCGGTGATGGTTGGTACAATATCCTTAATCAACTCATGGGTAATATCCAACATCATATTGATTGGAAACGCAGTCAACGTGCCAGCGCATTGAGGTATAATCGTGCGTTGAAACAGGCCCTTAACGGCAACAAGACTGCTCTGATTGGTTACTACACTTTTGGCGATACTCCAACTGATTATACATTTGATCACGTTGAAGAAGATATTGAAAAGGCCAAGTTTCGTGATGTTCCAAACCTTATTGCGCAAGTGACCTTGGACCAGGTCAAGGAAAAGTTTGGCACACTGCGTTTTTACTACTCGGGTGGCGATGACTATATCCGTGGCTTGGTTAGCATGGCGGAATCCATGAGCGGCGTTACTTGTGAAGGATGTGGCGGTCCTGCTAACACAGGCAGTAGCAATGGTTGGATGAGAACTATCTGTGAACCTTGTGAAGAAAAACGTGCCGAGGCATGGAAAAAACAAAGGGAAAAATATGATGAAACTAATACATAGAGAACTGCTAATTGTTTTAATTTGTTTGTCTTTGGGCTTTTGTTTGTCATATTTTATCTTGCCCAGGCACGGTGAAAGAGTGTATAATTGTGAACTAGCAGAAATTAGCCCAGACATTCCTATTGAAGTAAAGCAAGAATGTCGAAAACACAATCTACAACGAGGCCTTTGGGTTCCAAAATGACATTACCTGATGAACGATATCGTGCCATAGTATTTGCTAGAAGTTTATGTGAAGATTTGCTTGATTCAAAAAAAACTCCCAGAGTGCCAAAAGATATTCGTAATAGAGCTCGGGGTGTATTACGGCATTTTCCTGAAGAATATTATCTCAGTATGCTGGCAGAAGCAAGGCCAGATATTTTAGAACGTAGGGGCGAGCCGTTTGATCCCTTGTACAAAATGGTTAAAGAACACGAACTTGGAAAGAAACAAAAATGAAAATTGGTTTAAGTTATAGTCGTTGTGTCCGTGATATTTTTGACGGTGTTGTGGATATTAAAGATGTGTTAGTAATCATTACTCGTACGGATTTTGATCCCAACAACGATGTACTGTGGGCTGGTATTTGGGAAGGATACGGCGGTGGACAAACTTTTGGTAGTCCTTTTAGTAATCCAGAGTGGAGCGCCTACCCTGCTGAGGATGAAGGAAAGTTTAGAAAAATTACTCTAGAATTATACAACACAGGACGCATGCATCAGCCTCGCCAATTTGGCGCACATCCAAGGCGCTTGCCCTACATTTGGCTTGAGGCAGGATTGCCCAATGATGAAATGACCAATAATCCCGCAGTCAAGAAGGCATGGGAACAGTTCCAAATTATTGCCGGATTGAGTAATGCCAAAATGATTGATGACGACTTCTAAAGAAATCAAAATAACACGCCCTTTGGTATTTGAAGACACGTATGATTTTAACAAAATTATACTGTTACCCAAGTGCCTAGCATTGGCTCAAGAGCCACACTTTAACTCAAAAAAAGAACCCCTCATGATGGGCTCTGCCGGAACTTCGGCCAAGGCAGACTTGATCAATGGCATCAACAACATAAGTAGGGATCCTGATCAGCCACATCTTTGGCCTGAACTGAATCATTTTGTCAGCTGGGTAAGAAACAAAGCTAGAGGTATATTTGATGAATGGCGTTTTGAATACAGTGATATAGAAATTACCAAGAGCTGGATCAATAGACATCAACAGGGTGGGTGGACCAATGCTCACTACCATTTGTATTCAGATCTAGTGGTCAGTGCTTATATACAGGCACCCCTAGGCAGTGGTAACTTGGTAATAACAGATCCCATGGAGTATCATTGGATGGGATATAGAGCTGCCGTTAACACTGACATCTTGCTGGGCAATATCATACCCGTTGAGGACAATACTGTTGTATTCTTTGCTCCATTTTTGAGACACCACACAGAGATAAATCAAACACAACAAGATAGATGGGTACTGAGTTTGAATCTTAGAACCCTTCCGTTACCAAGAAATAATTAAAGGAAAATTATGTATAACAATCTAGTACCAATGGTGGTTGAAAAGACCGGACAGGGCGAACGTGCTTTTGATATCTACAGCCGCTTGCTTAATGAACGCATTGTGTTTTTAAATGGACCAGTGGATGACTACAGTGCCAATTTGGTTGTGGCACAAATTCTACATTTAGAAAGTGTTGACAGTGAAAAAGACATTCACTTTTATATCAACAGTCCAGGCGGTGTTATCACTGCTGGCATGAGCATTTATGATGTTATGCAGTTTGTCAAACCTGATGTGGCCACCTATGTAATGGGTCAGGCCTGTAGCATGGGCAGTTTTTTAGCACAAGCGGGCACAGCAGGCAAACGTTACATGTTACCCAACAGTCGTCACATGATTCACCAACCCAGTGGCGGCGCTAGAGGCATGGCATCCGATATTGAAATCAGTTACAAAGAAATCATGTTTTGGAAAAAACGGCTAACTGACCTTTATATGAAACACAATACCGCAGGTAAAACATACGCACAGTTTGAGACTGATATGGACCGAGACACATTCATGAGCGCTGACGAAGCCTTGGCCTATGGATTATGTGACAAGATAATCGAAAGCAGATAATGTGATAGTTAAATATCTCCCCCAAGTGAATTAAATATTTTTACTTAGGGGAACCATTATGGCACACATTTTAGTAAAACATTTAAAAGAATTAAAACAATTGAATTGGCAACGCAAGGCTTGGTTGGTATTAAGTGCTGGTGTATTGATTGTGATCGGATTGTTAATTTTTGACAAAGATTGGTTACAACATCTTGGATTGTATTTGCCCACAGCCATGGCGGGCATTGTGTTATCCGTTGTTTGGTGGTATTGGGCCATGCACATGATGGGCCGGTTACTATCTCATAGAAAAGAAGAAACTGAAGTACTAATGGATATACATGATTCTATCAAAGAAATTCGAGAAGAAGTTCGCAAATCTTTTCCTAATTAATTGACTTTGTTAAATAATAGTATATAATTATATCATGCGGCCTCAGGCATTCATCCCGCAATATAAATTCTGCATGTCATCAAACTTGCTACATAAGGAGACAAGAGATGGCAAAATTTTATTCAACAAAAACTTACGGCAACGATAGGGGTTTATCATGCTGTTTTAGACAGTGGAGAGCGACCCATAGTCACTGCTCAACACTTCACGGATACTCAATCGGTATTAAACTTGTATTTGAATGTGATACACTAGATGACAAAAACTGGTGTATGGACTTTGGCGGTCTTAAAGAATTTAAAGCATGGGCAGATGACATGTTTGATCATACTTTGGTCATAGCACATGATGATCCTCATTTGAACTTTTTCCAACAAATGGCTAATATGGGTAATATTCCAAGTAGCGGAAATGGCAATCAAGGTTTTGATACACTGGAACCTTATCAGCGCGGAGCATTGTGCGATCTACGTATTGTGCCCGGAGTAGGCTGTGAAATGTTTGCCAAGATGGCCTATGATAAAATGGCTGAACTTTTGGCTGGTGGCGATATGCGCTATCCAATTAACCCAACCGTTAGGATTAAATCAGTTGAAGTATTTGAACACGGCGCTAATTCGGCTACATACGAAGGGTAAGAGTTTTTGGCGACTTTGGGCCAAGGCCCTTGGTGAAAAAACAGGCAATACAGATGAAGAATCAGATCGTATTGCTTGTATCCGCACAATCATTGTGCTATCATATATTTTAACAAACTGCTTTATTATAGCAGGTGTAATCAGACATTGGTAAAAAACATGAACATGACAGATAAAGATTGGCTAGAAAAAGTCACAATAGCATATAAAGTATACTCAGAACAAGTAGGTCCAAAATTGCCTATTGAGCAATTTATTTCCTGGATGTATCGCCAATATGGTATTGTTCAACCAAAGGATAATAAATGAAAATTGGATTTAACTGTAGTAGTTTTGATTTGCTACATGCCGGGCATGTAACAATGTTAAAAATGGAGAAACAACTTTGCGATCATTTGATTGTGGCTCTACAAATTGACCCCACTATTGATCGTCCTGGTATTAAAAACAAACCTGTTCAAAGTGCCTACGAACGGTATGTACAATTACAGGCCTGTAAGTATGTGGATGAAATCCTTATCTATGAAACTGAATACGATCTTTTACAGTTGTTGATGACACAGAAAATTGATATTAGATTTTTGAGTGACGAGTATCTCAATAGAGATTTTACAGGCAAACAGTGGTGTATGAATAATGGCGTTGAATTACATTACCACAAACGTCAACACAATTACAGTTCCAGTGAGCTACGATCCAGAACTGCCAAATTAGAAAATGCCAAAGATAAAGACAAAGAAAAGTCATTACCGCAATATAGCCCAGAATTGATTAAGACTCCAGAATGATTTTGGTCACAGGTGGTGCTGGATTTATAGGCGCCAATTATCTACATAAACTGCATCAAGAAAATCCCAATCGACAAGTTGTCTGTGTGGATAAATTAACCTATGCCAGTAACTACGATTATATCTATCCCTTGGTTGAATCTGGTTTTGTTATTTTTGAATCAGCAGATATCACGGTAGAATATAAAGTCAATACAATTTTCCAAAGATACCAACCTAGTCATGTTGTGCACTTTGCTGCAGAAAGCCATGTAGATAACAGCATACAAAATTTAAATCCATTTGTACAAACCAACATTAATGGAACAATAAATCTCCTACAGCAATCTTTATTGATACCAAAATTTGAAAAATTCCTTCATGTGAGCACTGATGAAGTATACGGCAGTTTGGGACTTGACGAAGATCGAAGTTTCACTGAAACCAGCCATTATCAATCCAATAGTCCTTATAGTGCCAGTAAAGCGGCTAGTGATTGTTTTGTTAGAGCATTTTATAAAACATATGGGCTACCCACAGTTATCACAAACTGTAGCAATAATTATGGTCCCAATCAACACCAAGAAAAATTCATTCCCACTGTGATACATAAAGCCCTAAATGATAGTCCAATACCTATATATGGTTTAGGACTAAACATAAGAGATTGGTTGTATGTGGATGATCATTGTAAAGCAATTAATATGGTTTTAGAGCATGGTATACCGGGCGAAAAATATAATATTGGTGGTGGTTCGGAATTAAGTAACATAGACCTAGCCAAGAAAATCTTAGACATGCTGGGCAAGTCACATGATTTGATCAGTTTTGTTGATGATAGAGCAGGACACGACTTGCGATATTCAATTGACTATAGTAAAATAAAAACACAGTTAGGCTACACGCCCAACTATGATTTAGAAACAGGATTGATTAAAACTTTAAAATGGTACAAAAAATGATAGCACTTATTGGTCATGGCTATGTATCCAAACACATTGCCTGTGAATTAGAAGCACAAAAGATAAACTATACGTGGATCACACATCGTGATGATATACCGCAATGCTCCGCAATCATCAATGCCGCAGGGTACACAGGATCTCCCAATGTGGATGCTTGTGAAACACACAAACAAGAAACTATTAACGGCAACGTTATTTGGCCTGTAGAATTGGAACGGCGTAATCCCAACAAGCCCATTGTTCATATTAGCAGTGGCTGTGTATATTCAGGCTATGATAAAGAGTATACGGAAGACGATGTGCCAAATTTTGATTTTGGTAATGGCAGCTTCTACAGTGGTTCAAAGGCATTGGGTCAAAAGATGCTGGAGCCGTTTTTACACAAAAGTTATCTTCTACGTATTCGTATGCCATTTGGTGATTACGAAGATCCCAAAAACTTTTTGACCAAAATGAAACGTTACCCTAAATTGATCAGTTACGATAACAGTTTGAGTTATATGCCAGATGTAGCCCGTGTTGCTGTCGCTTGTGCTTTGGGCCAAATCAAAGCCAAGGGCATTTACAATGTGTGTAATCCTGGCTCAAGTAATGCTCGAGAAATAGTCAGCATGATGGGCATGGACAAAGAGTTCTTTACTGAAGAAGCATTTAAACAGGCCGTAGTGGCCCCTAGAAGTAATTGCGTGTTAAGAACAAACAAGTTACAAAGTGTATTTCCTATACAGGATGTAAAAACAGCACTGACCATTGCGATTGGAAATTTAAAATGAAAAAAATATTGGTAACCGGCGGTGCCGGATTTTTAGGCAGTCATCTCTGCGATAGACTGGTGCGAGAAGGTCATCATGTGCTGTGTGTGGACAATTATTTTACAGGTAGTAAAAAGAACATTGAGCATTTGTTAGATTACAAAAACTTTGAAGTTATACGTCAAGACATTTGTTTTCCCTTGTATGTGGAAGTGGATGAAATTTATAATTTGGCTTGCCCTGCCAGTCCCTATTACTATCAATGGGATCCGATCCAAACCATGAAGACCAGTGTATTAGGTGCTTACAACATGCTGGGTTTGGCAAAACGTACTGGTGCTAAAATCTTACAGGCCAGTACCAGCGAAGTATACGGTGATCCAGCAGTACACCCACAAACCGAAGACTACTGGGGCAATGTAAACCCAATTGGTATCCGTAGTTGTTATGATGAGGGCAAACGTGCCGCAGAAACTCTTTTCATGGACTACTATCGTGTACACAATGTGGATGTAAGAATTATCCGCATTTTTAACACATATGGTCCTAGAATGGCCACACAAGATGGTCGTGTGGTCAGTAATTTCATTGTACAAGCCCTACAGGGTAAGGATCTTACCGTGTATGGTTCAGGACAGCAGACTCGTAGTTTCTGCTATGTAGACGACTTAATTGAGGGCATGATTAGATATATGGCGTTGGATGTTGATGCATCCACTCCAGGACCAATTAACTTGGGTAACCCAGGTGAGTTTACCATGATGGAATTGGCAGAAAAAGTTATTGAATTGACTGGCGCCAATAGTCAAATTTTGCAAATGCCCCTACCACAGGATGATCCCAAACAACGTAGACCCAATATTGCTCTAGCCAAATCCAAATTGAATTGGAGTCCCACTATTGATTTGACCAAGGGACTGGAAAAAACAATTGACTATTTCCGTAAAATCGTGTAAAATATAATTTTACTAGGAGTTGATATGACAACAATGAGCTGGATAAATTTGTTCTTAGGGGTTATCAATGCGTTTTTTGCTTATGATAGTTTTAAACGAGGCCACAATAAATCTGGATGGATTAGCCTTGTAGTCAGCGCATTTTGTATCACAACTGTAGTGCTATGAATACTTGGACTGTTATAATTGAAGAAGCCGACGACGATAGTGGCGATTTGGTACTGCCACTGCCGCAAGAAATGCTTGACCAAGTGGGATGGCATGAAGGCGACACATTAGAATGGATTGACAACAAGGATGGCACATGGTCCATACAGAAAGCCAAAGATGAAAAAGATCTATTATGAAAAAATTGGAAGACGTTATGTCCCGGTTGCCGAATATGACAACAATTTTTTGGATAGTTTTCCAAAAGGCAATCATTTGGTTATGTCTTATCCCGGAGGCACTAGTCGTAGGTTTAATATTGACCCTAACTATGCGGCTATGATTGCCGCAGGACGTGTGGCCGAAGATGCTATCTGCAGGGCTATCAGCAAGGCTAGCGAACTACGTCCTAAACAAACTCCCATTACTCCAAAGCAGAAACAAGCATGGGAGGCTTTGGCTAAAGCATTTGGCGATGAGCTGTGTACACTACATGGACTTAGTGTACATGATTGTGCTGAAGCCGGCGTCAAAGCCATGATGGAAGAGGCCAACAAGTTGATGTCTAACTCCGCAGTTCGTAAGGCCTACGAACAATTTCAATTGGTATGTGCGTTAACTAAAGAAAGTCAAAAGTGAATAAACGAATTGGTTTTGCCTGTAAGTGGATTGATCACGCAGGACAGGTAGATGGCATTAAATCTACAGATGATGCTAAAAAATACAATACAGGTGGTACCACTGTTTCGTGGTTAAATAGACAAAAGAAAGATGTAGCAGAACAAAAGCTCTGGGACATCATGGTACAAAATATTGAATCAACTAGATTATTGGTAGAACGAGTTGGAAATCTTGAAGACAATCTTAAAATGGTTCGCCTTAGTAGCGATATTTTACCTGTGTATACCCAGCGTGATTGGAGTTATTTTTGGCGTCGAAGTGATGTTGTTAACTATTGCGAATCTGCTTTTAACCGTGTTGGTGACCTTGCTAGATCTTGTGGTGTACGCACTAGTTTTCATCCAGGACAGTTTACAGTACTCGCCAGCGCCGACCCCAACATTGTGGACCGTAGCATAGAGGAATTTGAATACCATGCGGATATGGCAAAATGGATGGGATACGGTAAGACCTTCCAAGACTTTAAGATCAACGTCCACATCTCGGGTAGAGCCGGTCCCCAAGGTATTCGCGCTGCCTACCAACGCCTTACCCCCGAAGCCCGGAATTGTATTACAATTGAAAACGAGGAAATAAGTTATGGATTGGATGATTGCCTTGAGCTTGGTGATGTGGTGCCTATCGTACTGGATATTCACCATCATTGGATCAAAACAGGAGAATACATCTCCCCAATGGACAGCCGTGTCGATCGGGTTGTTCAGTCTTGGCGCGGTGTTCGTCCTACTCTTCATTATTCTGTTAGTAGGGAAGATTGCCTTGTGGGTCATAGCAGTGCTACCAGGCCTGCGCTTGATCTTCTTCTAACTGAAGGCTACAAAAAACAAAAACTTCGGGCCCACAGTAATTTTATGTGGAACACCGAAGCCAATGAGTGGGCATTACAATTCCTAGATCGGTTCGATATGATGATCGAAGCCAAGGCTAAAAATTTAGCTAGCTTTGCCCTTGCCAAACAAGCTAAAGAATTAGGCCTTCTTTGAACGTGGAGCACGTGGCTTTTTAACGGCAGGAGCCTTTTCAGCGGTCTTACGAGGAGCCTTGGCTTTTGCTGGGGCTTTTTCTTTGACCACTACTTCTGCTTTAGGAGCACGTGGTTTACGTGTCTTTTTAGCTGGGGCTTCTTCAACCACAGGGGCTGGAGTGGGAGCGGGGGCTTCTTCAACCACAGGGGCTGGAGTTTCTACTTTGTATGGGACAGCTTCCGCAACTTCAACCTTCTTTGGACGAAGAATAAAATAACCTAAGCCTACTAATACGATTAAACCAATAATAATTTCCATGACATGGATTCCTTTATAAATGTACAGTTATTTAACAGCCACTAAATACTGGTATGCAAAAAATGAAGTCAAGTGCCAATTTACCTTTAAGCCACATTGGCTGTACTACGCAAAGACAGGGAAAGCTCGTAGTTAGGGGTCCTTGGATGCCCTGTTAACCACTTGACAAAATATTTACCTATGTACAATTTTATAAAATCACTTAACGAGTCAATTCCCAAAAAGAAACTAGTACAGGTTACACTGCCCTATCCCAAAGACGGATTAGGACGCAGTCAAAGTAAGCAAACTATAGAATACCATTTTGGTCAGTTGTACAAAGGGTATGTGGATAGATTTAACGCAGGTGAAGGAGATGCTGATTTCAACGAAGCTGGCGCATTTCTACACAGCATTTATTTCCCACAATTAAGACCGCCCAGAGGCAACAATAAACCTGTAGGGGCAATTTTGGAGTATATCAACCAGCATTTTAAAAGTTGGGATAAATTCAAAGAGGAGTTTAAAGATGTGGCCATGAAGGTACAGGGATCCGGCTGGGTTTATTTAAGCACCGATGGTAAGATTAAGACTATAGTTAATCATGAAATCAAAAATGATATACTGGTGTTAGTAGATTGGTGGGAGCATGCCTGGGCTTTAGACTATCAAAGTCATAAAGACAAATATTTAGAAAATATTTGGAAAATTATGGATTGGGATAGAATTAATATAAAAATGGAGGGCAATGGATTGGTTGAAAGTTAAAGACAGCACACTGTCTAAGATATAATATACTCTATATGGAGAAGAAGTATGCCCAACAACAATGTCGAAGCAATAGTTGAAATTGAAGAATATGAAGAAACTGAAGATTATGGTCCAGATGATTTCGGATTTGTAATAGGCCCAGATGGCGAATTAAAAAGTTTCATGATCCCACAACATTTAATGGAAGATCCTCCAGAAGAAATAAAATTGATTTTGAGTATATTTGGAATTGACGATATACACGAATTAGAGAATAGAACTCTACACTGATTTTGGTGGCCGTTTTAGGTAAATACCTCTATAGTAGCCTATAGAGGAATAATCTCAATGAGTCAAAATACAATTAATATTGGTGGTCAAGCTAATGATGGCACCGGAGACAGTATTCGAACCGCTTTTGATAAAATAAATACCAATTTTACTGAAGTCTACAACAATTTGTCGGTTGTAAACAGTATTTTTTCTAACACTAATTCAATTAGTACAAGTACTGCTGATACAATTCTAGCACAATATGCCAATGTAACTGCCACGCTAGTACTATTCCAAAATAGTCTTAACACCCTTAGTTCATATGTTAGCACATTTGCCACACAATCATATGTGAACAATCTAATAAATGCCGAATTGGGTGTGGTCGAACAAAACGCCAATATCTTTTATTCTACTGTTACATTTGTTAACTCCGTAATATTCACTAACACTAACGCAACATCCACTGCCACAGGAGCTGTTCAGATCCAAGGCGGGGCTGGAGTTGGTAAAGATTTGTATGTGGGGGGATCAATATATCGAAACGGTATTTCTGTTGGATATGGATATACAGGCTCACAAGGCTATACTGGTAGTTTGGGTTATACTGGAAGTGTTGGTTATACAGGCTCAGCAAGCACAGTAGCAGGGTATACTGGATCAATTGGGACCGGTTACACAGGTTCAGCCAGCACCACGCCGGGATCTACAGGATATACTGGATCCCGTGGTAATACTGGAATAACTCAAGGATTGGGATTTGGTGGAGAAACATGGCATGATGTAACAAGTAGCCGAGTAATGGAGACCACATATACCAATACCAATGTATATCCAATTATGGTTACGGTATCGTCTGACTCTTACCAATATACATCTTTAGCGGCACACGTTAACGGTATTCTAACAGCACAGTCTCAAGGAAGTTGGCCTGCTGGCGCAGCCGCTTCGGTAAGCCACATAAGTTTAATTGTACCCCCAGGCGCCACTTATAAATTTACCTTTCAGTTCTCTGGAGCACAAGGAGCTTCGACGATGCTATGGTTTGAACTTTATTGATCTATTATGACTGTACAATGGATAACACCCGCAGGTTTATTGTTCACTGCTACTGAAGCTGTGAGTACCACAGTGGCAGTGACGGCCACTGGCACCAATATTTCATATAGTTTAATCAGCGGACAACTACCATCTGGCATGACTGTGAATTCGTCAGGTGTAATTTCTGGCGTTCCCGACAATGTTTTTGTGCCCACAACCAGTACCTTTGTGATACGAGCCACTGATGGCACCAGTGTGATTGATAGAACATTCAATTCCGTAATTTACAACAATGGCGGGGTACAATGGATTACCACTGCTTCGGTTATTTCAACTTCCACAAACACAACTTCCACATTCTTGCCAGCTGGCTATAATGGGTTACAATATATTTTCAACAACCAATGGGTCAACTATCCCTTAGCGGCCATCCCTGTTGGCGATCCAAGTACTGCTACCATAACATATCATTTGAGCACTGGCACATTACCACCAGGGTTATCGTTGAACTCTACGGGAACAATTTCGGGATTTGTTAAGGATCACTTGACCTTTCCTGGATTTGCCAGCACAACAGGTGGATACGATACTGAATCATTTGATGACTACAGCTATGACCCGGCAGTGTTGTCTTTTTATGGAACATTAACTGAAGTACAGCTAGTATCAGTTCCAAAAATTTACCAGTTTAGTGTTTCAGCCACTGATGGCTACAACATATCTACCAACAGATTTGAAATGCTAGTGATCAATCCAGATATGCTACGAGCTGACTCTGTGTTTTTGGCTTACGATATCAGTGCGCTTAGTACTGATATAGTGCCAGCTTCGGCCAGTTTCTTAGAACTGCCACAATTTATAAACAATTCAAACTTTGGTGTAATTCGAGCAGGGAAAAACATAGATTTAGATGTGTCTGCGTACAATGGCAATCCACAAGAAGGCGCAACAACCTACAGTTTGATCACCACAACCAATTTGCTTACTCAATTGCCCCCTGATTTGAAACTGGATTCAGTGTCAGGACACATTTACGGCTATGTGGAATTTCAGCCTGCTTATACAAAAACTTATACACTGACTGTGGCGGCCACAAAATCAGATTACAAAACCACTGCCACTACCACAGTGACCAACACCTTTACCTTGTTTGTTCAAGGCAATGTTTACAGTAGCATTGAATGGGTTTCAGGCGATGATTTAGGCAGTATTGAAACACAGACTGTCAGTGAATTACGTGTTGAAGCTAAAGAAATTGCCGCAGACTATAATATCAAATATCAACTGACTGGTGGAGCATTGCCATCAGGTTTAGCTTTGGGTAGAGATGGAACTATCAATGGACAGGCAGCTTTTGACGCAACTGGCACATATACATTTACGGTACTGGCCAGCGATGTTTATGACCTAGGCGCAATAAGCAAAAGTTTCAAATTATCTGTCACACAATCCACTAGCACACAATACACCAGTATATATGTTAGACCGTTCATGAAATCTAACCAAAGACAAAGTTTCCAAAACTTCATCAGCAATACCAAAATATTTAACCCCGATTTGATGTATAGATATTTTGATCCAAATTTTGGCGTACAATTCGATATGAAAATGTATTTGCAATACGGTATACAGAAGTTAAATTTAGATTCTTATGTTGATGCACTATTTGAAAATTTTTATAACACCACACTGTATTTTGGTGATGTCAAGATAGCAGTGGCCAAAGACATTCATGGTACTGAAATTTATGAGGTAGTTTACATTGATGTTGTGGACCCATCCGCAACAACTACTGGAACCAGTGTGTCAATGTACACTGAAATTAACAATTCTCTTTATTATCCTGCCAGTGTACATAACATGCGCAAACGGTTAGAGTCTTTAATCATTGATGATCAATATGTTACATCAAATGAATATAATTTGCCCCTGTTCATGCGTACACCCCAAGAAGGGCAGTACACTCCACCAGGTTATATGCCAGTGATACCCTTGTGCTATGCGCTGCCTGGTCAAGGTTTTAAAATTGTTGATAGAATTAAATTATCAGGTTTTAATTTTACCAGTTTGAATTTTGAAGTGGACCGCATCATAGTATCCAAAAGCCTGGATAATTCAGCTGATAAATATTTGATATTCAAACGCAAAGATATATCAAATATTATTCCAGAAGATTATGAGTTGTTTGGCCCAGATAACGTTGGATTTGATGTTGGTCCAAATCAAGGCAATTTGGGTCCAGTCATTGACGACGAAAATGGCAATATACTAACGGATGAAAGCGGCATACCTTTCGAAGGCGATTAATAGATGACCAAGATAACAGAATTACCAAAAACAAACAGTATTAGCACAACCAGTGTATTTTTGGTTGTTGATAACAACAAGGCCAAACAATTCAGTTTCAGTTCTTTAAAACAAGAATTGGGAGTTGCTGGCGGGTATTCTGGCAGTGCTGGCACTATTGGGTATGCCGGCAGTATTGGCTCAACAGGCTACTGGGGCAGTGTGGGATATGGTGGCAGCATAGGCTATACTGGCAGTCGAGGCTACACCGGGTCAGCCAGCAGTGTAAGTGGTCCATTAGGTTATACTGGTAGTCAAGGTACTCCAGGTGGGCCACAAGGACCCTTGGGATATACTGGTAGTCAAGGTTCAGGCTACACTGGCAGCCTAGGTCCACAAGGCTATACTGGCAGTTCTGGAATAGGTTATACGGGCAGTTTGGGCTATTCAGGTAGTGTGGGTGCACAAGGGCCGCAGGGATACAGTGGCAGTACCGGACCACAAGGTCCGCAGGGATACGCAGGCAGTGTTGGCAGTATAGGTCCGTTAGGTTATACTGGCAGTTTGGGATTCACAGGTTCAATTGGGGCGGCCAGCGCTATTGGTTTTGCTGGCAGTGTGGGGCCTACAGGCCCACAGGGATATACAGGCAGCCAAGGGTTAGGGTTTACTGGCAGTGTGGGATTCACAGGCAGTTATGGTTATACAGGCAGTATTGGCGCAGGACTTACTGTCAAAGGAACTATTACCAGTAATGGATCAGTTGGAAATGCTTCAACACCTGGCACCATAGTTTATCTATTGGTACAAACTGGAGATACTACATTAGGTGATGCTTACGTTGACACAACAACAGGCAATCTATGGATATATAGTAATTCAAGAAATAACAGTGGGTGGACCAATGCCGGGCCAATACAAGGTCCACAAGGACCACAAGGCTATAGTGGCAGCGTTGGTAGCACTGGTTATGCTGGCAGTTTAGGTGTACCTGGACAGGCTGGATTTAGTGGTAGTACTGGGTACACTGGAAGTGGCGGTATAGGTTACACTGGCAGTCAAGGAGCTGGCTATTCAGGCAGTGTGGGCGCACAGGGGCCGCAGGGCTATACTGGCAGTATTGGATACGCAGGCAGCATTGGGTCAATAGGACCGCAAGGTTATAACGGCAGCGCTGGTTATACTGGCAGTGTGGGATTCACTGGCAGCTTGGGCGCACAAGGCCCCACTGGGTACACTGGTAGTATTGGAAATTCTGGTGGGTTAGGCTATTCGGGCAGTATTGGATTTTCTGGTAGCAGAGGATATTCAGGCAGCAATGGCTATGCCGGCAGTCAAGGAACATCATTTAATATTAAAGGCACCATATCAACATACACCAGTTTGCCATCATCGGGCGATCAAGGAGATTCATATATTGCCCAAGATACTGGTGACTTATGGGTGTACAATGGAGGAACTGGTACAACAGGTCCAGCGATTGGTAACTATTACAACGGATTTCTAAATGTAGGATTAATACTTGGGCCAGCTGGATTTACTGGAAGTACAGGCTATTTTGGCAGCGCCGGCTATTGGGGGAGTGTTGGATATACAGGTAGTATAGGATATTCAGGTTCATCTGGATTCACAGGAAGTCTTGGCTATGCGGGTAGCATTGGCAATACTGGATTCACTGGCAGTGCTGGTTTTACCGGTAGTCAAGGCTACAGCGGTTCACAAGGGTATTGGGGTAGTGCAGGTTACGACGGCAGCGGAGGATTTACTGGTAGTGTTGGATACACAGGCTATACCGGATCAGCAAGCAGCCAGCCTGGACCAAGCGGCCCACTGGGATATACTGGCAGCATGGGATATGCCGGGTCATCTGGTGCTGCAAGTGCTGCCGGGTATGATGGAAGTACAGGATTTACCGGCAGTATCGGTCAAGCAGGGGCTCTTGGTTATACAGGCAGTTTGGGCCCACAAGGCCCACAGGGTTATACAGGCAGTATTGGCATAGCTGGTACTATTGGATACACTGGCAGTGTGGGATTTACTGGAAGTTCTGGGGCGGCGGCCGCGTCTGGGTATAGTGGTAGTCAAGGGCCAATTGGCTATGCAGGATCGTCAATTTTGGGTTATGCCGGTAGTGCAGGGGCACCTGGTCAACTTGGTGCGCAAGGTCCGCAAGGTTATACTGGAAGTTTAGGCTATAGTGGTAGCAATGGATATTATGGCAGTATAGGTCCCACAGGGTACAGTGGCAGTGTGGGGTATACCGGCAGTAGTGTTGTGGGATTTACTGGTAGTCAAGGACCACAAGGACCAGCTGGTGGATACACAGGCAGTCAAGGGGTCAGAGGGTTTTCTGGATCAGTGGGATCACTAGGGTTTTCTGGCAGTAAGGGCGATCCAGGCGGTTACACCGGTAGTGTGGGGTTTGATGGTAGTCGAGGAGCCATTGGTTACGCTGGCAGTATTGGACCACAGGGCTATGCTGGTAGTGTGTCTGTGGCTTATGGCAACACCAATACTTCGTACCAACCTGTAATTTTTAGTCCAGCAAACAGCAACTTGCTGGTTACATCTGCTGGAGTGGTCATAAGACCCTCAACTGGTGGACTATATGCCACTGTGGCCGGAATAGGCACAACCACCAACTATAGTGGAGAAACATTTACTGTACAGGGCGGCACTTATATCAGCGGTATTTTAACCGCCACTAACGTATATGTAAACGGGTTTGCTGTCAGTACAAGTACTGTTGGGGGATTTGGTTATACAGGTAGTCAAGGCACTCCAGGCGGTTATACAGGTAGTGCTGGTATTACGGGCTATACAGGTAGTCAAGGCACTCCAGGCGGATATACGGGAAGTCAAGGATATGCTGGTTCAGTAGGCTACTCAGGTTCAGTGGGTTATGCTGGATCGGCGGGTAGTGCCGGATATTCGGGCAGTAATGGAGTTCAAGGCTATGCTGGATCACAGGGCTACTGGGGCAGTGTGGGTGTACAAGGCCCTATTGGCTATTATGGAAGCACAGGTTACGCAGGATCCGCAGGATTTACTGGAAGTATAGGATTTTCAGGTAGTCAAGGATATACCGGATCATCGGGTGCCGGCTACGGCGGTAGCACAGGATTTGCTGGCAGTTTGGGTTATACAGGCAGCATTGGGCCTGTTGGATTTACTGGCAGTAATGGTCTTGTAGGACCACAAGGGCCGTTGGGTTATACTGGCAGTGCTGGTCAAGCAGGCACAAATGGATTTTTTGGAAGTACAGGGTTTACTGGCAGTGTGGGTTTCACAGGGTCCGCCAGCACCACACTAGGACCACAGGGATACACGGGCAGTATTGGACCACAGGGATACACGGGCAGTCAGGGTTATTGGGGATCGGTAGGGTATGCTGGCAGTCAGGGAGTTGTTGGGCCACAGGGGCCACAGGGACCACAGGGATTGACTGGATATACTGGCAGTGTTGGCGGTATAGGTCCACAAGGTTACACAGGATCAGCTAGTACACAAGCAGGGTATGTTGGCAGTAGAGGGGCTAGCGGATATACTGGCAGTCAGGGAGTTGTTGGACCACAGGGACCAAGTGGACCGCAGGGATTCACTGGATATACTGGCAGTCAGGGAGTTTTTGATACCACTGTTTATAATGAAAACAACCTTCCAAATGCAACCAGTGCCGGAGCAGGCGCAAGAGCTGTTGTAGACGATGCCCTTGGGACAATCACTTTTGGTGAGCTGTACACTGGCGGCGGTGGGCGTATTGTGCCTGTTTACTCAGACGGCTCCGTCTGGCTATATGGTTAAAAATACAGTAAATAATAGGATACCAGGACACTTAAATGACAAAAATAATTGACTTACCGCTACTAACCACATCCACTGCTGTTAATATCACAGTGCCTGTGGCCAATTTGAATTTTACCCCAGGACGTACACAACAAATCAGTTTGTCAAATATTGTAACACTGGCGCAGGGTTTTACGGGAAGTAGCGGTTATGCGGGCAGTGTGGGGCAAAGTGGCAATCACGGATACGATGGTAGCCAAGGCATTCAGGGCTACACTGGCAGTCAAGGTGTTTTTGGATATACAGGCAGTAAGGGTTATACTGGCAGTGCTGGACCACAGGGCTTTAGCGGCAGCATTGGTTACAGCGGCAGTGTGGGTGCCAGGGGATTCATTGGCTATAGCGGCAGTTTGGGTTATAGTGGTAGCGTTGGTTATACTGGATCAACTGGAGTCCAAGGACCATTAGGTTATACTGGATCAGCAAGTACTCTAACTGGTTACACTGGTAGTATTGGTTTTGCAGGCAGTGTGGGCTATGCTGGTAGTTACGGACGTACTGGTTATACTGGATCAGCCAGCACACTGACTGGATTTACTGGTAGTGTGGGTTATTACGGAAGTCGTGGATACACTGGTTCAATAGGCGTGCAAGGTCCACAAGGTCCTTTGGGCTACACAGGCAGTCAAGGCACAGTGGGATTTGTGGGCAGTCAAGGCAGCCCAGGCGGTTACACCGGCAGTGTGGGCAGCCAAGGAACTACTGGATTTACTGGTAGTCGTGGCGTATTTGGTTATAGTGGTAGTGTGGGATTGTTGGGTTATACAGGTAGTTTAGGTTATACTGGCAGTATTGGAGCTGCCAGTGCCGTTGGATATACAGGTAGCGCAAGTACACAGACAGGATTTACTGGCAGTGTGGGATTTGATGGTAGTGCCGGTTATAACGGATCAGTGGGATTTACTGGCAGTAGAGGATACACCGGATCTGCTAGTACAGTGGCTGGGCCAGTGGGCTACGCAGGTAGTCAGGGCACCCCAGGTGGATATACCGGTAGTCGCGGATATAGCGGAAGCCAAGGCCCACAAGGACCAGCTGGTGGATACACTGGAAGCCAAGGAGTTATTGGGTTTACTGGAAGTTTAGGATTTTCTGGTAGTAAAGGTTATACAGGATCAGCAAGCACTGCGACTGGATATACTGGATCTGCTAGCACACAAACTGGATATACCGGTAGCTTAGGTACTATCGGCTATACTGGATCTGCTAGTACAGCAACAGGGTATACTGGCAGCATTGGAACAAATGGTTACACTGGTTCAGCAAGTACAGCAACAGGGTATACTGGTAGTACTGGTCGTATTGGGTATACAGGCAGTCAAGGACCACAAGGGCCAGCAGGCGGATATAGCGGTAGTAAGGGTTACACAGGCAGTGTTGGCACAACATTAAGTGTACAAAATGCCACACTAACACCCACAAGTCTCGGATCCACGGGACAAATATCATGGGATAGTAATTTTGTATATATCTGTGTAGATGTAAACACCTGGGTTAGATTAGGCAATATTTCTACAGATATCACAAATTGGTAAACACATAAATACACTACCAATTTGTATGATAGGTACCTAAATAATGACCAATAGACCAGATCTAACCAGCTTACCCATTTTAACTAACCCAACAACAGGGACCACTCTGTTTATTGTTCAAGATAGTGGTGTAAATGAAACTATCACAGTTTCCCAGGTGGCAACACTGGTTAATGCTCAAGGTTCAACAGGTCCACAAGGCCCAAGCGGGCCTATTGGATATACAGGCAGTATTGGCCCCAGTGGCCCCATTGGCTATAGCGGTAGTACAGGGCCGGCAGGATTGGGTTACACAGGCAGTCAAGGATCAGGATACACAGGTTCGGCCAGCACTGTTCCAGGCTATACTGGCAGTATTGGAGGATTGGGCTATACCGGCAGTTTGGGTTATACTGGGTCAAGTGGTGCTTATGCAGGTGTCGGATATACTGGATCTATTGGTGCGCAAGGACCACAGGGCTATGCTGGCAGTTTGGGGTATACAGGTTCTGCCAGCTCAATCAGCGGACCAACTGGATATAGTGGAAGTGTTGGTTATACAGGCAGTGTGGGATATACTGGATCAGCCAGTACACAAACAGGGTTTTCTGGTAGTATAGGATTCAGCGGCAGTATTGGCTACACTGGTAGCCAAGGATTCACTGGTTCAGCAGGTGTTCAAGGTCCCACTGGTTATACTGGAAGTTTTGGTTATACAGGCAGTTTGGGCTACACAGGCAGTCGTGGCCCAATTGGCTACAGTGGTAGTATTGGGCCACAGGGATACGCAGGCAGCATTGGAGATCTAGGCTATACCGGCAGTCTTGGTCCGCAAGGCTACACAGGCAGCCAAGGAGTTTTGGGATACGCCGGCAGTTTGGGCTATACTGGATCAGTGGGCTATACTGGATCAGCCAGCACAGCCCCAGGTTATACAGGCAGTTTGGGCTACTCAGGATCAGCAAGCAGTGTAAGTGGTCCATTAGGTTATACTGGCAGCTTGGGATTTACAGGCAGTCAAGGTGCTGGTTATACAGGCAGTAGAGGCACTGATGGTTACAGCGGATCTTTGGGCATTGACGGTTATGCCGGCAGCCTTGGTCCAAGGGGCTACACGGGCAGTATCGGCTACACAGGTTCAGCCAGCACAGTAAGTGGACCGTCGGGACCATTGGGATATACTGGTAGCTTGGGCTACAGTGGCTCAGCAAGTACAGTATCTGGCCCACAGGGTTACACAGGATCAGTCAGCACAGTGAGTGGGCCGTCAGGTCCATTGGGATATACTGGTAGTCAAGGTTATACTGGCAGTATAGGTATTAGGGGATTGGCAGGTCCAACAGGGCCGCAGGGTCCATTTGGTTATACCGGCAGTGTGGGTTTAGGAGCTACTGGTTATTCAGGTAGTGTTGGCGGATTAGGATATAGCGGTAGTATTGGTTATGCTGGTTCAGTGGGCCCAGTGGCCGGTAGCAACACGCAGGTTATATATAATTATTCAGGTGCGGCAACAGGTACCAACAGTTTGACTTGGGACTACAACAACAATATTCTATATGTAAATGGCAGTATAAATGCCACAGGCGACATTACAGCATTTTATGCGACACCATCTGACATAAGATTAAAAACCAATATTAAAAATATAGACAATGGTTTGGCTAAGGTGTTGGCATTAAATGGTATCACCTATAATTGGAATGATTTGGCTGCGGACATAGGTAAAAACACTTTGGATGCTGAAGCAGGTGTTATTGCTCAAGAAGTTCAAAAGGTATTGCCAGAAGTTGTAGTGGTTCGTGAAGATGGATACCTAACTGTTAGATACGAAAAATTAGTGCCATTATTGATAGAAGCCATTAAGGATCTTAATGCCCAACTTGAAGAAATTAAGAAAAAATTGCCATGAAATCAATTCGGGTAAATATTAAAAACAACGGAGTTTGACAGTGACAATATCTGCAACAACAGCTGGCGCTTATATCAGTAATATAAATTTAACTTTCCCAGTTCCTGGGCAAGATAACAACAGCCAAACCTTTAGAGACAACTGGCGTAACATTACCAATGCGTTGACTGAAATCAATTCAGCAACAAATTATCTAAGTTCATATGCTGTTGATGTTACCAATACAACAACCACATTCAACGGCAACACAATTTCCAATGTAAATTTATTGAATGTTACCAAAACATTGTGGGAAAACGGAGCTCAAAGCGGCGATATTACCATAGACTACACTTTGGGAAATTATCAAAATATTCAATTGAATTCAGGCCTACACAATATCAATATTATCAATTGGCCTGGTCAAGGGTTGGCTTCTGAATTGACTTTATTGATTACCCCCACAGGTTCAGGTGCTACCAGCGTAAATTTTGTAGGTGCCACTGCGTTAGGTCCTTCAGCAAATCCATATTTGTTGACTGGCTCTACAAATGTATTTTCATTGATTCATGAATTTTCCTCATCGGCAACCACCTCAACTACCTTTGTGCGTTTGGTAAACGAATTGATTATCAGTAGCACCAGCACAGTGACTCAAGTTGCCAATCAATTTGTTGTGTCAAATCCCAGTGGTAATGTTTCAAACAATCAATTTTATTCAATCAGTACAACATCTGGTGCTAATGGCGCACTAGTGGTAACCTCACAATTGAATAGCAATTTGGTGGCTGGCAATGTGGCATTTACTCCCAATTATATCACAGCCAACATTGTGGCTGGCAACTGGTCCAGCCCAACTTATACCACGGCTACACAGTTCCAAGTAAATTCTGTAAACGGTATTATTGTAGGAGCAACTTTTGGTGTTAAAACAACTAGCACTGTGCTAACAGTAGTCAATGTAAATTCAACCGATTCCACAATCACTTGTTCTCCTGCATTTCCAACTGGCATTGGTACTGGGCAAATAATCTTTAGAAACCCCACATTCCGTGATTATGGCGAGTCAACTGCTTTTCCAATTTTGTCTACCATGGCAAAACAAGCTGCCAACACCTATAGCGGAACCGCAACTAACTTTGAAGGTTCCATCTATGCTAATCAAAATTACATAGAAGTTACCTACGCAAATTTTGGTCAACAGTCCACAAACACTTTTGTGGCCAGCACAATGGCTGTGACTACAACCACAGACAACAGTAGCAATCTAGCTAATACAAATTTTGTTCATCAAGTGTTGCCGTATGGCAGTATTATCATGTGGTACGGAAATGTATCATCTATTCCATACGGATGGACTCTGTGTAACGGCGCCAATGGAACTCCCAATTTGGTAAATCAATTTGTAATAGGAGCAGGCGCTGATTTCCAAGGGCGTGCTACTACATCAATTACAAACACTGCCACACAAACAGGCGGTACTGCTGATTCCATTGTCCCGTTACACACTCACGCCACAATTGAACCAAACGATGGTGCTGGTCACCAGCATCAACTTAACTACTACACCACAAGTACTGGCAATGTGGCAGCTGGCTCAAACTTGGCTGGCGGAAATAGTACTTCTTTAGCATCATCATACACACTGTATGCCAATGCCAATATTACTATTGCTTCAACTGGTACTAGTACTACCTATGCTAACATTCCTCCATACTACGCACTTTGCTACATTATGAAGACCACGGGAAACACCACTACTACACCAAATCAAGGTAACTGATGTTTAATCCGTTGGTAGGCGATTTAACTAAATTAAAAGACACCGAACTTGAGCTTAAAGTTTTAGATTTAGGCAAAAAATACAATTCGGCTATGAGATTAGGCATGGGTGGCGCGGCTCAACAAATTGCCATGACTCTAGACATGTACCGATATGAACTAAACAAACGTCAAAGAGCAGCCATGGAAACCACACTAACAAAACAAAATAAAGATCTGGATGGTCTTATTAATATTGATTAAACATGTCTCAGTTTATTTGGCCAGTGTCGTTTGCTTGTACACTCATTAATGAAAAAATTGTGTTGCCCACAACATATAATATTAATGTAAGCATTGCTCCTGAATACAAAGGACGCCCTGATGTCAATTTGGGATTGAGAAAATTAAGAGCATTTATTGACATTAGATTACAAAATAGTGTATTCGTCTACAACGAAAACCCCTTGATTGGCGCATTAACCGGGCTGGACAACAACTCAGTTTTGTTCCCATCTGAACCCTATGATTATTTTGTGGGCTGTGTGCTGTTTCGAAAATTTTTAGTAATTACACAGAATTATTTAGATATTGACTTTATTTCTATTGACAGCCTTGTAGGCGACCATGTACAATACAGTATAGAAGATCCAGAAGAATCTGGTTTGGATCTAACTGGAAACTTTTGGTGGAATTCAGATACATTGTACACAGGATCGTTAAATGAAATTAAGTGGGATGACCTCAACATTGAAACTGGTCCAAAATTTGAACCAAAGATTGTTCGAGGTGGATTGAGTGAAAACAAATAAGTATGGTCAAGTAACAATCACAGAGCAAGAAGCGTTTAATGCCTTATATCAAGGTGTGATTGACAATTTGGAAAATGTGTATGTTGAAGATGATGATGCGATCAACAAATACAATCAATCTCGGCAAATCAATGCTGATCGAATCCCAGAATTAAAAATTCCAAATTTATTGTCAATTTCTATAGAAGAATTTGATAAAATAAATCAAAGTAACTGGTTCATGCCGCCCAAGTATAAAGATTTGAATATTATTGAATTCTTATTGGACAAATGTCAAAATGAAGAACAATATCAGAGAGTGGTAAAAGAGTTGGAACTGTTTTATCAACATAATATGATCGACCTGTTGAAGTACATTAAATACTTGATAGATACTATGCGTGAACATAATATTGTATGGGGAGTGGGGCGCGGCAGTAGTGTAGCCAGTTACGTGCTGTTTTTATTAGGTGCCCACAAAGTTGACAGTATTAAATACAACCTAGATATAAATGAATTCTTAAAATAAGGAGAAACAATATGGTACATAGAACAATGCGTGGTAGACCAATTGACATGGACAAACTGATCAGTCAACATGAATTGATGCCAGCTATTGGCAACATGAAAGTAAATGCTCGTGGCGACAAATTGGGCGCTGGCGGCGAGATAGTTAAAAAGCGTGAAGAAATAGTGGCCGAATACTATCAAAATAATCCCAAGGCCAGAGTTGACGTAAAACAACCAGAAACAGCCCCCACAGTTGAACCAGTAGCAATTAAACCAGCATCAACTGCTCCAAAAAAAGTATCAGCGAGTGAATAAATGACAAAAGTAACAGGAACTATTAAACCATTACATGACAAAGTATTTGTATCTGATATGGATTTTGGCGAACAAAAAACCAGTACTGGTATCTATATACCCAGTACAGATGGTAAGCCCGAGGGTATCTCTCCACGTTGGGGCCGAGTTTGGGCAATTGGACCAGATCAAACTGATGTTAGCATCGGTGAATGGATTCTAGTTGAACATGGTCGCTGGACTCGCACAGTGGAAGTTGAACAAGAAGATGGAAGTATCCTAAAAGTTCGTATGGTAGATGGTGATGCTATTATGATGAGTTCGGATGAAAAACCTCAAGATCAAATCTATCGCAGATTGGATTAAAAATATTTGACATTGTGACAGATCCCATGTTACTATAAACACATGGGATTCAAATACTGTTACAATATAGAAAATGCTGTCCGTGAAATACACGGAGCAACAAGAGACGCCACAAACTCCCAAAATGACGGGTATATCATGTGGGGCGCAAAACAAGACCTATACAGATTAAAATGGATCTTGGAAGATTCTTTGCGCCGCTGTGGGTCATTTGGATCTACAGAAGAAGATTGGCTTAAAGAACAAGAGCAAGAAAAAATAATAAAAATTTTAAAAAATGATATTCAATAAAGTAAAACAACTAAAAGCAGATGGCAAAAAGATTGGCATTGTGTTCAGTCAATTTGATTTACTACATGCGGGGCATATTGCCATGTTGGCCGAAGTTAAAAATCATTGCGATTACCTAATTGCTGGTTTACAGACCAGTGCGGCAATTGATCGACCTGATACAAAAAATCCACCAGTACAAAGTATTGTGGAAAGACAAATACAACTGGCCGCAGTGCGCTATGTGGATGAAATAGTTGTTTATCAAACCGAAAAAGACCTTGAAGATATCTTGCTTACCTTGCCTATTGATGTTAGAATATTGGGTGTAGAGTATAAAGACAAAGAATTCACTGGTAAAGAAATTTGTGCTATGCGCGGTATTCAAATTGTTTATAACGGCAGAGATCATAGTTTTTCATCCAGCAGCCTACGCAAGCGAGTGGCAGAAGCGGAAAGGACCAAGAAATGAACTATGCTACTGCATCAACAGCAAAGATAAAAAACGTAAGATCTCTCAGTACACAACCCACGGCACGGCAATTAACCACGATACGGGCGGGGTGGGATGAGTCACCAAAGGAAAAGAAAATGAATTTTTTACAGAGATGGTTAGTTAACATCGGCAAACGAGCCTATGAAAAAGAAACAGATGAAAAGTATGCTTCTGATTTGGTCGAAAATACACCTAGAATAGAAGGTAATCCATTGCGATTGAATATATATCGCGCTAATGGCGGGACTATTGTTGAAGCAACTCAATATGATCAAATTAAGGATCGTAATTTTACACAATTACATATTGTTACACACGATCAAGATTTAGGTCAGAGTTTGGGAAAGATTATTACCATGGAGGCTCTGCGTGGATAAATGTAAAACATGTGGTCAAACAATAACAGATGCTAACATACAAACATGTGTTTGGCAACAGGGTCGCTGTCCAAATCAGCCTCCCATGTTTGACATTGTAGCCGCGTTCAATAAATTGATTGATTGGTTCAAAGGAAAAAAATGAAAGAATTATGGGTAGAAAAATATCGTCCAAAAACCATTGACGGTTACGTTTTTAAAGACACCGCACACAAACGGCAAATTTCAGAGTGGATTAAGGAAGGTACTATTCCTCATTTGTTAATGAGTGGACCTCCCGGTATTGGCAAAACTACATTGTCCAAGATCTTGCTCAACGAACTTGAAATATCAGAATATGATGTTTTAGAAGTCAATGCCAGTCGAGAAACAGGTATTGATTTTATTCGTGATAAGATCGTGCCATTTATCAGTATGATCCCATTTGGTCCATTTAAGGTTGTGCTACTGGACGAGGCAGATCGCTTGAGTCAAAGTGCGCAGGACAGTTTGAAAGGTATCATTGAAGAATACTCTGCTCACGCAAGATTTATTTTGACCTGTAATAATCCCAACCGTGTACAAAAGCCACTACACAGTCGTTGTACACCCATGCACTTTGTCAGTGTTGATCAAACAGAATTCACTGCTAGAGCCGCAACTATTCTAGTGGATGAGAATATTGAATTTGATTTGGATACCTTGGATACCTATGTCAAGGTAACTTATCCGGATCTGCGCAAGTGTATCAAGCTGTTACAGAGTAATTGTGTTGCTGGTAAATTACTAGATCCAAGAAATGAAGATGTTGGGGTAAGCGACTACAAACTTGAAATGGTTGACCTCTTTAAAAAGGGAGATATCCAAGGTGCTAGAAAATTGTTGTGTAGTAGCGCACAAGAAGATGATATGGAAATGATCTTCCGTTGGCTGTATGACAATTTAGATCTGTTTGGCAGTGATGAACAAACCAAGGACTCTGCTGTATTGATCATCAAACAGGGGTTGGTTGATAACGCTTTATGCGCCGACCATGAAATTAATTTAGCTGCAACACTAATCAAACTGGCAAGGCTACAATGAACTCCAATCAAATATTATACGGAACACTAGTTTGGGCTGTACTAATTGGTATTACTTATACACATTGCAAGTGGTCCAATATAAAAAATTGTTTTAAAATGTGGTTCACCAAAGAGTATTGGACAGATTACAACACCGTTGAAGCCGCTAGTTGGTTTGCTAAAGCTGTGATCATAGTGCCTGGATTAATATTCGGAATACAAATTTGGTGGCTTTATTTTTTAACATTGGCCACTAGTGTTAGTTTGATCTGGGCCAGTAACAAAAAATTACTGCCAACATTAGTAGGATTTAATACTCTATGGGTATGGATCAGTTGTATGGTGTTAGCACAGCATTTACTATAAAATAACCGCACAGTCGATAGCAGGTCGAAAACTGTGCGGTTATTCACTTAATAAATTGTCAGTTACTCGATATCTGATTCCTTATAAATTTTCAATATTTCTTTAACCACTGGATGACGTTCAACATCCTTGGCTTCAAACCGTGCCATAGCTATCATACGATAATCACCTCCTTGGCCGTACAATGAGCAGAATTCTAGCAGTCCATTTTCTCTTGGACGATCAGCTTGATTTAAATCCCCAGTTACTACCATTCGGCTGCCTTCGCCCAATCTAGTCAGTAACATCTTCATTTGACTTGGTGTAGCATTTTGCATTTCGTCAGCGATGACAAAAGCATTTTTGAAAGTGCGACCACGCATATATGCTAATGGGCTAATTTCAATAACACCATCCTCCAACATTTCAGCAATTTCCTTGGGATGGAAATACTCCTCAAACACATCCATGATAGGACGAGTCCAAGGTTCCATCTTTTGATTTAGGGTTCCTGGTAGGAAACCATGTTCCTCATCCACACTCACAGCTGGCCTTGTGACTACAATTTTACTAATCACCCCCTCTTTTAAATTTTTAATGGCCATCTGTACACCCAACATAGTTTTACCCGTGCCGGCTGGGCCAATGGCAAAAACAATGTATTTCTTGGGATTTTTTAACAATTCTAGGTAGTTTTCCTGCGCAATACTGCGTGGAACTATAAGAACTTGTTGCTTTTTTTTCAGGTAAGGCTTGATAGCAATCATGTTACCTGCTTCAGGCTGGAATCGTGGATCACGATAAACCTGGTCTTTTTCATTGCGTCTTCTTGCTCTGGACAAATTATGCCTCCATTAATTGAAGATCGACCTGCATGGATATTTAATTTGAAATCAAAAAACACACCCAAAACGGGTAAAAATTGATCCTGGTACCAAGAACATAAATAATACAGTAAAGAGAACACTATGCATGATATCCTTGATGTAATTAAAAACCTCCAAACACTAAGTGAAAACAATAGTGCCTTTAATACCCTAAAAGATTTTGAAAGGGTCATTGATGAGCTTGATATCTATGTTTACAAGAATTGGTTGGATGGAGAGCTAGTAGCAGGCCCAGATGTTAGCCGTTATGGCGTGACATGCAGTTTCATGTGGCCAAAAACTGACATGCCAGATCCACAGGGCGGCAAACGCTTGTCAGATTATGGATGTGAAGTACTGTATAAAAAAGAACATATCCTGGTACCAAGAAAAATTAAAACTCCCGGGGATTATCGTCCAGGAACTAAAAAAGGTAAAATCGACGCACATCCAGTTTGGATAGTGGAAATTACCATGCCCAAGAAACTGATGCAGGATATCTACATTGGTAAAGAAAATAGAACACACAATCAAATGGCTGAATTAATGAAGTATAACAATACTGACACAATGATGCCAGATGAAACCGCACAGGAGTCGCCACAAGATGTCGAACCAACCACGTAAATTAAACGAAAGCCTACGACAGGGTGATCTCAAAAACTATGTCAGTGAGGTATTCACTGTGGATCAATACAAGAGCAAAATGGGCGAGGACCAGGACATTGTTGTATTGGGATTCCGTGTTAAAGAAAAATACCCAGCCATAGATCTTGTGGAGTTTATTGAAAAAGGATTTACGTTTGTGCTTGACGCTGACATGAGTACAGGCGAAGAACACGACGGACAATATCAAGTGTTTGTTGAAATGGAGCGAAATCATAGTTTGCCAGGACACCTAAAGTCATTGCTAAATGGTATCAGCCAATTAACAGACAATCATGATTGGAAATATCGTTACCAAAAATCAT